TTTTGAGGGTAAAACTTCCCGATGCACGACGACCGGAAACGAAGCACTCTTGTCCCTTGTAGAGAACCTTATCCCAAAGACGATACCCTTCGACAACATAAGGCATTTGGCTTCTTTTCCGAATGCCACCTTTTGAGAAGTTCGCTTTATGGGTTTGACGATTGTGGTGTCTTATCGCTTTTGTGCGATAGCAAACACTGCAAGGTTCAGCAAGTGGATGCTTGCTAATACAACGGGCATCGTTTACATGGCTTTTCTTGATGTCATTTTGCTCTCGCCGCATTTTGGTGATATAACCATAGGTCCCTTGGACAGGAATAGGCAGTTCCTCGCGCAATCGAGCCATTAAGGCTTTGCGCATAATGCCCATAAAGGCGGCATCTCGCAGCGGCTTGCCGCGTTCCTTACCATCAAGGGATACTTTCCCCTTGTGAAGCGCATCATGGCAAGTAGTACACAAAGTAATAAGATTACTTGGCGCATTACCGCCTACTTTACGGCTTTCGAGATGATGTACATGCAGCTTGACTGTTTTCTTCGTAGTGGTATGTGCTCCACAACACTGGCAAGTGTAGTGGTCACGCTTTAAGACATACTGACGGACATTGTATTCGTCGTACATCTCGCCCAGCTGATAGTCCGTCCCTACAGGCAGAGGCTTTCCTTCAAGCATTGCTTTCAGGCGCTGTGTGTCAAATTCTGCGGTTTCCACTCTTATAAGAGCGACAGGCAAAATCCGGCAGATACGCTTGATAACGGTAATATGCTCCTGAATCTTTACTTCTACTGAAGGAGCGAGCCATCCTTTATGCTTGCTGTGAACGCGGTTATCAAATCTCGGCGCACGGTAACGGGTCTTGCGGTTGCGTCTTGAACGACGGCTCTGTTTGCGCGTGGAAAGCAAATCTACCACATCATTGCGAGGAGTGAACTCTTCACAGTAGAATTCGCGCTTTTCTGTAGATGCAGACAAGCCGACATGCTTGTTGCCAGCATCAACACCAAGAGTGATGGGCTGTTTGTATCCTGTACTTCCGTACAGAAGTTTGATAGTGAACGGCGTACGTTTTACAACGTGTGCTTTTTGCTGTTTTAACAACAGACGAGCCTTTCCGGGTGAGCACGGCATCAAGGGCTCGCCATGCTTGTTAAGTACATACACATATTGCATGATGTCATGCTCCTTTCGAAAAATTGGCGGCTAATAAAAAGCTGCCCTCTCCTCCGAAGAGGGTAAAAATCCTTCCCCAAGGTTATAAACGGCTTGATACAGCCACACCTGTCGGCTTTGCCTCAGCTTTACGTGATGTGTTGCCTTAGAGCGCACGGCTAGGATTTACACCGTACGGTAACTGTCTATTCGCTTATAACGGGGCGCAACTTAATGCGCAAAGGGTAGTCAACATATCCTTGCGGACACTTCTAAAGCGTAGACTTACCGGAGCAAGCCCGCGACTTTAGTCGTGGGTTATTGACATTCGTGTTTGTCTGCCTTCTGGATAAGGTACTGAGACCAATCGAGGGGCAAATCAAATCCGTGGTATTTCATGTTGCTTGCCTCCTTATGCGGCCGCGTCGTAGGACACGACACCAGCGACGAGATACCGGTTTTTGTTTCCAGTAAGTTTCTGAGCTGCAGTTTCTGCAAAGTGCAGATATGCGGTCATCAAGGTACTGTCAGACAGTCGATAAGCGTCAATGGAAACAACAGACAAAACGACCAGGTTGCCGCGTTCATCCAGAACGGATTTCCAGCCGTTTGCCTCACAGATGCTTTGCATTTCAGCAAGACACTTTGGCGCAGCCGGGATAATTGCCTTGACAAGGATTCGAGCCTTGCCGTTGTAGAGTGGAACGGAACGGCCAATGCCGCCTAATACCTTAAACACAAGAGCACCTCCAGCGTTCTGTTTTCTACAGCGCTGCATCCTGTTCAAATACAGCGTAAAAGTTGTGATAGTGTTCAAATTTGTCCTTGACCCACTCGCCTGCAATGTACAGAGGAAGGTCGTCAAACTCTTTGCAATCGTCGAGAGTGTACGGAACGGCGCCATCGTGGCACCCATTTTCCTTATCGACCGCAAGCATTTCATCAGCCGCTTTCTTGGCCGACTCAAAGCTCATATGTACCCCGCCGCAAATTGCAACGGAGTCAAACGTGCCGATATCTTCATTGGAATAATGGGACAGGATAGCATAGCACTTATGGCGTTCGGGTACGCCGCTCAAAGTGTTCAGTGCCATAGTTGCGCCGTCCACATAGCCGTAGCAGTAGGCAGCATTGTAGCAAGTTTGGTCTGTGTAGCTGTTGGCCTCCTGGTTCTTGGCTTTGATGAGTTTGCAGATAATTTCTTTGTTATTAGACATAATAAATACCTCCATAGTTGTAGTGTTAAAACGGGTTGGGACAATGTTGCCCTAGAGCAATCGTCCGTTCTGCATGGCTTCACCGAAATAGGAATCGACCACCTCTTTTGCGAAAGCAAAATAGGTTTCTCGGTTCTCTTCCGTGACCCGTTCAGCAAGAACAGGTGTGTTCAGCTTCACGCACAGACGATTGGCAAAGTTCACCCGTGCCATCAGCCCTTCGTGCAACGCACGGCGATGACGGTCGAGTTCCATGACGTACTGTCGAAACTCCTCACCGTCCATCGTGAAACGCGCGTGCTGTATCTGGACTTCCTGACTCGACACTATGTTGATGTAATCAACACAGGTTTTGAGCATCACGACAACGTCATCAACGCAGTCGTTCAGCAGTTCAGAGGCCATGAGGGCGGTGTACAGGTCGTTGACCTTGCAGCAGAGGGTGTTGTTGCGGCTATTCAGATTGATACTCATACGTCTCCCCTTAACGCGGGGTCATCGTGCGGCTCTTGGCTTTTGCCTCCACCGCAATGTGGACCCCGTAAAGGGCTTGGATTGATTTACTTGTTACAGATGCTTCCGGCTGAACCGGTCGTATAATAGGTGTTGAGAACCTCTTTGGCGAATGCAGTGTAGGCCGGGGAATTAGCAAGAGAATACATGTTACCGGAGTTCATTTCGGCTTCAATTGCGTCTGCCACATTTCCAGCAATCTGGTCTGTGTTGTATTTCTTGCACAGCCGGTTGAGTAAAGCGACATTGGCAGCCGCGTTTTCGAGCAAACTGGTACGGGCAGAATCGACGCTGTGATAAAAAATGCGGTAGCTTGCAGCATCCATCGTGATACGAGCTTGCTGAATTAAGATTTCTTGTTCAGCCAAAAAACTGGCATAATTTGCAAGACTATTGAGACTGTCAACGACCATAAAGGCGAGACCACTATCACCAGCCTTCTGCATTGCTTCGTATAGTGCTGCGACTTTCTTTGTGAGAAGAGTGTTCTGGTTATTAGGGTTAAAATTCATGAAATCGTTCCTTTCTTTTTCATGTAAACAAAAAAAGCAGGCCCATCCGAAGATGAGTCTGCTTTCTGCTACAGGTTGTGAATAACTATGGATTTGCTGGTATCCATCGTACAAGACTGATTTTATTCATTCCGCAAGCGCGGTCAAGCAAAATCAGCCTTTGTATTCTTTAGAAACCTTCTTTGCCAAATATACCTGTCCCTTAGGAGTAATCAGCGTCTTACGCGATGTATGGTAAGTGGTGCCGACATAGTACACCGTTTCCTTAACCTCGAAGATTTCCTGGTCGATGTAGCGCTGGTAAGCAACATTTGCAGAGTCAATATACTTTTCTTTGCGCAGCCACGCCATCAGACGGTTGCGGCCGATGCTGATACGGTCGTTGGCAAGACATTTTGCAAACTCGCCGAAATCGACGCTGTTCACGGATGCACTCACCGCGCGATGGAACTCAACACTCTCCTGCTGCACGCCGATAATGTTGTCCTGATTCTTGACAGCTTCCAGCGAAGTGACAAGCAAAGCCTTGGTTTTGGCGTCCGTGTTCGGGAGCCAATTATCGACAAAGACCACAGGGTCGTTTACATAGCCACCGGTCTGGCGAATCCGGGGCAAGAGTTCGTCAAAAACCCAGGTCTCAAACTTTTCCGCTTCGGGTTTGTTGGAGCGGCAAATGAGGCGATACACGTTGCCTTCTGAGATGAACTTGATGATGCGGGGAACGCCGTTCACATCCGTCCTGCCAGCCTTGATGCCATCATGGCGGCAATGTATGTTCAGCTCATGGCTTGGGTTTGAATAGCCCAAGGCCGAGCAAACATCTGCGGCGCAAAAATAGAATTTGTTGTCATCCTCCATGATGCGCAATTCGCCGAACATTTCGGACAAAAAGACTTCAGGTACACGATTTTTCATAGTATTTCCCTCCAAAAAAAGTACCCTAACAAATCGTTAGGTCATGCCTGTTTTTTAACGATGGTATGTACGAATGGTTTTGCAAAAGTATTCGCGAAATTATTCGCTGTATGCTTATTTTGCCGGAACCTCAGCCCCGCACTTGGAGCATGTGAAAAAATCCTCGGCATCAGGTGCATGGGTCACTTCATCGCAGTCAGATTTGGCTTCGATAAAGTCGCCGTCCTCGTCCACCAGCCAAGTCTGGGTTACATGCGCAGTTGTGATGAATGTAGTGTTGCCGCATTTAGGGCAAGGACCGATTTTCAGATTAGCAGTCATTGTTGTTAATTTCTTCCTTTCTTGTGTTCGCGCAAACAAAAAAGGCAGACTCACCCGAAAGTGAATCTGCCTTCAATGTGCGAGACTGTGAATTGTACGAACGCAAAACGCGCCTGGTAGATGATATCTATCGTACAACTAAAAGTTTATGCCGTTCGCAAGCGGCGTCAACAAAAAAGCAAAGTCCGCCTACCGATACGGTAAACGGGCGAAAATCACAACAGTTTATACATGAAAATGCAAGTTACATCATAGGACGGTTTGCATGTTTGATAAACAAATTGTTCGTCTTGCTTTTGTAGGGACAAAAAGCCTAATCGTTTGTAGTAGTTTAACAAAGGAACTTGGTCAAGAGCAAAAATATACAAAATTTTTACACCAAGTGTTTCACGAATTTCTCTTATCTGAGGCATGATAAATCCATAGAAAATTCGTGCTCCGACCATTGTAACTTTAGGGTGACGCACTCTGTATTTGCCGTTTACAGCAAAATTCGTAAGCTCGATTCCAGAGATGACATTCGTCGATTCATTTTGCCTCAACAAGATATTTCCTGCACGAATCGAATAATATCCAACAAGTTCGCCGGTCCCTTTTTGCCGAATCAAATAGGTGCGGATATTTCCGGATTCTTCATCAACGAAAGCTTGGTCTTGCAGATATCTTGTCAAGCCATAGCCTTCTGGCCTAGTAGGTTGGAAATCTTGGATAAGGGATTTGTGGTCACTTTTTTCGCCAAGATGTTCCCGATAAAATTTTGGCTCAAATCTGAGCTCCATTTGCTTCAAGTGTCCGCAAACGTGCGTCCTCTTCTGCGATTTTTTTCATAGCTTGTTCATCGGTTTCGGTAGAAGGTTCGCCATTCATGATTTGATTATAAAGACACTCAGCATCTTTACCATCGATGTATGTAACATCAGGTGAAAAAACGAGCTTTCTTTCGCCAGTAGGCGTGATGATAAAATGATATTTTTTCATTGTAAGTTCCTCGCTCATTACGGACTCTCCTTTCTTTCAAAATTTAGGAGAGCTCTTTTGTCTTTACATTTATTGTAGCACAAAAAAGTTCTCGGTTCAACAAAAAACAACATTGACACAAAGTATTTTAGCGTTGCTATATCATACGTTTTCCTCCTTTATCACAAACAAAAAAGGCAGACTCACCCGAAAGTGAATCTGCCTTCATTGTACGAGATTATAAATTTTTCGTACGGCCCAAATGGCGCTATAGATGGTATCTATCGTACAGCTTTTATTATCAGCCTTTCGCAAGCAGTGTCAACAAAAAAGCCCCCTCATCCCAAAAGGGATGAAGGGGCAAATATTATTGTTTCGTTTCTTTCTCAGCCGCGCAGCGGGCCCAGAAATCGTCGTCCATCGGGATAAACATCAGGTGGTAGCTGGTGTCAGGTTCAGAATTATCAGTGATGATAAATCCTTCCGGTACGCTTTTGATGGAAACGGCCACATCCGTTTTGTTCAAAAAGTTGCGGTAGCAGTCCATTGGAGCCTCGGGACCAGGTTTCAGCAAATAAGTGCCGATATCGCTGGTTTCACCGTTGCGGGTACATGTGATTTTATAGAGCTCTTTTGTAAACATAACAGTTCTCCTTTCAAAAGTTTCCAATGACATCGAAATCGATGTCGTAGTCATCGAAAATGTCAATGGTTTCAAAGTAATGGCTTTCATCAACCAGAATCAGTCGATGGCAGTCAAGTGAATACGGAATCGCTTCTTGAGCAAGTGCGGCGCATGCGGCAGCAAGGCCAAACGCCAAGAATTTTGTAATGAGAAATACCTCCTTTATTCCGGTTGAAAACTTACATCGTTGCGAAAGAAAGCCTCAACAGCGGTGCTGTAATCATTATTGTTCACCGATATACAGTACTCGCCGTGTACCCGGTAAGGGATATGCGCATCTTTCAAAGCCGCAGCAGCTTCCTTCGTGCTATAAACGAAAAATCTGGCCATTATCATTCCTCACAAATCGCATTGTCTTTGCCAGTCATCTCGCCGTATCGCGTATCCCACTGAACGATTTGGTCAGCTCCGACAATGCCACGGAGACTCAGCAAGCAACTGTTGCGCGGATGACACCAGATGGTGCTTGGTGCTTCGTTTTCGAGGAAAGCGCCGCAAAACGGACAAGGCTTCTTAGGAATGATTTTGTTAGGACGCAGCATGCTTACACCTCCTCATACTCAATGTCATACTCCTCGAATGCATCGAGGACATCATCGTAGAAAGAATCATCTACCATGATGCGGTCTCCATCATCCAAATCGTAGTCGATGTCGTAAAGGTTAAGAGCATCGCATGCCTCATCCAAGTTTGGCGTATAGAAACGAACCATTTTTGTCACCTCATGTTATTTGTACGGCTCATCAAATGTGTCATCTACCGTTTCCTTGTGCCCGCACGCATCACAGAGCAAGCAGCTGCAAGCCTTGCGAGTGCGTCCGGTCGGGATGCCGTGATTGTCCAGCTCCTTTTCCAGAAACCAGACAGGCTTGAGCGTAAAGCCGCAGGAAGGACAAGGAATCGAAGGGATTGTCATATCGCATCTCCCCTTACTCGTCCACTTCAACGGCATTAGTCACTTGATAGCTGCCATCGCGCAAAGCACACGACAGGTTTTCGCCAAGCTGCATGGCAGTCCCAGCATCGTTGGCGTCAAGTGCCTTCTGTACTTTCTTGATGGCATCCTCAGGGGTGTTGGCATCAACGCAGATGGTAGTGGAAACGGTCACAACAACATTAAAGCTTTTCATAGCAATTTCTCCTCTTTGTTATTCGATAGGTTTTTTGTACTCAGTCCAGAAGAAAAGGCGCTGAGCGGGTGTCAAGCGTTCCTTTTCATTGAACTTTTTGTTCAGTTCATCGGCGAAACGGTTGCAGTCAAAAGGATAAGGAACTTTGTATTCCTTCCCTTCCTTGACGGCCTTGACATAATGGCTGTCGCAAACCGGGAAACTGCTTCCGTCAGAGAAGGTTTCCTCGTGACCGGAGCAAAAGACGTACAGACGAGAATAGCATTTGCCAATGGTGTCTTTTTCAGAGACTTTGATATAAGCAACTCGAAACAACTCGTGAGGATGTTCGCAATAAAAGTCAGCGACTTCATCGTCGGAAGCAAGCTCCATCACTTTGACATCGAAGTTCTCGAGGTCCTGAATCAGCAGCTGCTCCCCTGCATCACGAATGAAATTCATGATGGGGTAGTAGTCGCCAGCTTCACGGCCATAGCCTTCTCCGCACGCCGCATAGCAGCGGTGCTTACGGAACAGATGATTGTCAATCGACTTCTCATACTGCTTGAGAGCCTGATGTGTGAACGCCATACCCACAGTTTCATACGAGGAAGAAGGAAGCAGAACCGTGATGTCATCTGCTGTATCATACCCGCTTGCCGTGGAGTACATATCGACATAGTCGGCCATCGTGTCGAGACGGTGCGAATCACGAATATCGCGGATGTCTTCCCTGTCGGCATTCTTTTTGTCAACCAGTTCATCGTACGGAATAAACGGGTCAAACCGAGGATGCTCATTGTATTTCTGAATCGATTCTTCGTCGTCAAGGCACAGATTGTCCTTGACCAAATCTGTCACCGAGTCATAAGTCGCGCCCTCGAACAAGAACTGCGCACCATCGAGGTCATAGTCCGAATCGCAAGCTTCACGTAAGGATACGCTGTGCTCAGATTCTTCTTGCTGCTGCAAAAGATGAATGGGTGTCTTGGTCCCGAAATTGTCAACAGAGCCCGGGAACTGCAGAGCTGCATACTGCTTGAGGTAGTAGCTGCTGGTGTCATTGACCAGAACGGATTGGTTTGTTTTGTTAGACATAGATAATACACTCCTTAAAATTTAATATAAAAAGCGGGCTTCCTGAATAACAAGAAGTCCGCTCTTCAACGAAATTGTGAATAGTACATGCACAAGAGACCTTGTCAAAGACAAATGATATCTATCGTACAAATATTATTATCTCTGATTCGCACGTATCAGCAAGGCGTATTTGTGCCAAAGTTTTGACGTTCTGGACAGTACCAATGGCGTCAGTCCTCGATAGCGATGGGAGGCGTTTTGTCGAGTAGCGTGTCAATGTTCCAGCCGCAAAGGGTCAAGAGCACCTCGGATGCAGGACTCTGATTCCGGATATCGTTTGCCAGATGAAACCCGATGTGTGCATAGGCATCATCATCGCTTGCAATTTCGTTCTTGACAGTTTCGGCAAAATTTTCAGCCAGTTCTGCGTTATCGGCGATGACATTCATAGCTTCGTTCATGACGCGGTCCTTGACCACGAATGCGTCATCAGCAGAATAGTCACATTCCGGACAATGCGGTTTAGCCTTTACACCGCTGGATACGGAAATAAGCTTGCAGCCACAAGACGGGCAAGTGAAGAAATAGGGATGGTTAGTAGGTAAAGTAATCATGTGTTTACATACTCCTTTTGAAAATATTGGTAGTCTTATAAAATGAAAAAATCATGCACAGGCAGCATTGGGGCCTGTGCGGGGTAATGATTTCCAGGGAACGATTGCTCCCTGCCGGTTAGATGTATTTGAGTTTTTGTCCGCAAACAGGGCATCGCTCATAATGTAGATTCTGGTAGTACCCATCGTTGCAGTCCCCGCCTAAGTCCGCATCGCAATGTGGGCAGAGGTTCGGAGACCAGTTTTTCGAGATGGGCTGCTTTGGAATTTGCAGCTCACAAGCCTCGATGGCTATACGCAAAGGTTTACTGCCTCGCTCCCCCATCAAGCCGCCATTCAGGAGCTTGGTGAGGTAGTTCACGGCATTTTGGTATTCAGTTTCGGTCGTCATTTGCTATCACCATCCTTTTCGAACAGCTCAGAAATTTTGTCAAGAATCACTTGAGATTCTGCTGCTGCCTGTTCGTTGTAATGCCTCCACTTGTCACGAAAATCCTCTAAGTCCTTGACAACGCCACGGCGGGAAACTCCATCGAGCAAGCGCACAGCCATATCAGAAAGATTTTCAGCCTTGAGAGCGTCGATGTCCGGGTTGTAGCAGAGCATGATAGCGTCAATGGATTTTGCAAGGTTCAAGCATTCCGTATAAAGTTGCTTCATTTCGCTTTCACTCTTGTCGAATTCACCGTCAAAGACATTTCCAATCACGTGAATGCAGCAGCAATCCTTGAGCATGACAACGTCCGTGGATTCGCAAACGCGAACCATAAAACGGGCCGACGATTCAGAATACTCGACTACACCCTTGCGGCGTGTTCGGGTCGCATCATTCTTCAGCCAGAAAGTGATGATGTCATCTTCAAAGATGAAATTGCCGAGAGAATCGTTGATGCCAGTATACTGGCCAATAGTGTCCGCATGTACAACGTACTTCTCAACCTTCGGGTTCTGCTGGTAGATTATCGCGTAATCATATCCCTTGTTCTGAGGAAAGACGCCGCCCGCGACCCAGATGCCTGGCAGTGGGATACCGGATATGGAGGTCCGTTCACCCTTGCGCCGCGTTTGGCCACGGAATAAAATTGTTCTAGTTGCCATAATAATACTTCCCTTCTACGCAAAAAGGCGGGCCTCCCGATTTCTCGGAAAGTCCGCCTTAAAGCAAAATTATGAATTGTACGAACGCAGATAGCGCCTCAGTAGATGGTATCTATCGTACAGTTATTATTCTACGCCGTTCGCATGAGTACGCAACGGTATTTCGATTATTTCCCAAACAGCGGGTTTTCCCAAAGAACCTTGCGCCCGCTCGATACGGAAACGATAACCTTGAAGGTAATACTGTGCCGGTGTCCACGACCGTACCATTGGCAATTTTCTTCCAGAAAATGTTCCACTTCTTCCTGATGACGAGCCGGGGAAATCGCGAAGGTGTCAAGACTTTTAGTCCTAATCGTATCGTAGGACTCAATACCGACAGCAGGATACACGACTTGCATAGATTTGCCGCCAGCTTCAATGTTCAGGCGAACAGTTTTGCGGTCTTTGACAGCAGCCATCAGATTCTTGCAGATACTTTCCCAGCAAGAAGGGTCTGCGCTGAACGCATCCAGATATTGCTGGGTCTGAACCAGATATGCCACGAAAGGTTCAGCAAATTCCTTGGCAAACGATTCCCCGATTCCGGACCGTTCCAGAGCCTTGGCAAACCGCTCTTCCCAGCCGGAAGGATTCGCAAGGTAGTCAACAATGACGGAATCGTCGAACTTTTCAAGGAGTTTCAGCATCAAGTCGAGCGATGTAGTGTCGTTGTTCCTGTCATACACATACTGCTTGACGGCACTGTCGTATGTCAAGGATTGGAACTTTTTGTCGTTCATCACCTCGGCGGAGGGAGTGTAGTTCTTCTCGATATATGCGAGAAACTTTTCTCTCATTTCAGCCGTGACCCAGTTGGAATCCGCCTGCCGGTAATCGTCAAAGAGCAGTGCGAATGCAGCAGACTTGCAGCAGGTTTTTTTGCGGTCAACGATGAACGCCATGAATTCGAGACCATTCTTAATGCTGAAATGGTACGCACCCATAGCCAGAGGGAAAGAGCCGAAATCCTGCTCGTACAGCGCTTCGACATAATGTTCTCCCTTAGCCAAAGGAACGCGCACAAAGCGGCGGAAAGCGGTGCCTTCGAAAGCGTTGGTAATAACACCCTCCAGAACGGTATCCGAGTCATTTGCGATATAGGAATCGAAGATTTCCTTTGTGATAGTTTTGCAGTACATATAAACCTCCTATGGTTTAAACCTTTTTCTTCAGAACGACGTAATGAAAGCCGATAAGTTGCTTGGGAACATCGACGGAGGACTCGTCATCCGGGTCGAAATAACCCGTCTCGACTGAAAGCCCCATAGCTTCCATACCGCTTGCAACCACCTCAAGCTCCTGTCTGTTGTGGGAAACGATAGTGTTTTCCACGAACTCCACAGTGTTTTCAGATTTGGATGCAAGGCGCTTGCCGTAAACGATATAATCGAAATTTTGAAGAAAAATTCCGGAAGAAAGGTCACTGAGTTGCTTTTCGGTGATGGCTTTCTGACGATTCAGATAATCGTCATTCATGGATTTAACGCACGTTACATCTTCATCGACCCAAAGGATGCGTTTCGATTCATCCCCGTCAGCACGAATACCGTCAGCAATGATGGCAAGAGGCTGGTCAGTCTCCATATCATCATCACCGGCGTAAAGATGACCCATTACGATGTCGTTGGTATCGTTCGGCAGCTCGAGGCGGAACCAAGAACAGTGGCGATGGCTTTTAACATTATCGGTCGTAAGCCAAATGCCGGGATAGGACTCTTTGGTTTCTTCACCAAGAGAAAATTCCGCATTGGCACTGTCTGCGCCAAGAACTGTTGATACGGTAAGAGAAATAGGCGGTTTTTCGTCTTTCGGCCAGAACACCTCGATAACTTTCTCGATAGGGACGACGACAGATACGGGTTTTCCGCTGAAATTAGAAGAAAGTTTCAGTTCCATGTTAATGTACTCCTTGTTATAATTGGTTGTTTTTAGATATCGACGTAGTAGTATCCCGTCAGAGAATCTACCTCACCGCTGCGTTTGTCTTCCTCAGGGTCGAAATATCCGGTACTCAGGGTTGAAATATCCGGTAACGGCATCGAAACCCATTGAATCCAACATATCCGCAATGCGATTTACAGTAGTTTCGTCCTTTGAGACAATCATGGATTTGTCATACTTTACATAGCCGTGCGTGGCTTCCTCCAAACGCGTTCCGAAATCGGCGTAGCTGAACGGTTGGTCAAACTGTTTCTCCGTGGCGGCAAACAGCTTATACTTGTTTTCACCCTCGGACTCTTCACAGAAATCCTGAACGCTGACGGTTCTTTTGTTCGCGAAAACGATTCGCGGAGAATCGTCATCAGCTGCCCGATAGCCGTCCACAATGCGAAGCAGCCAATCATCGCTTTCCGTTTCGTTGTTACCGGAATACAGGTATCCGGTCACGAATGGATTCAGCGTGTTCGGAGCTTCAAGAGAACACCAGAGTGCCTCTGTGTCAAACTTTTCATTTCGACTCTCAAGGTCAACACTCAGGTAGTTCTCCTCCTTCTCATCGCAAATCGTCATGGCGGCAAGGATGGTCTCATCCTTAACCTTGGCAGACATTTCGATGCGGTTGGGTTTGCTGTTTTCGTCAGACCAGTATTTCTGAATCAGGTCTTCGATGGGAATGACAACCTTTTCGCCATTATTGCCTTTTAACGTGATGTCCATAATTCATTCTCCTTGTTATTTTTCGATGTAGTCGCAGATGTAGTTCAGTATACCGTTCTTTTCAAGGTCGTCGCCGATAAAGCCACTGCAGGAATCAACGACATTGCCGTCTTCGTCCGTGATGCAGTATTGCCAGCAATTTCCTGCCAGATAGTCACTGTATGCTTCGAGTTCGTTACGGATGCAGTCCTCGGCGCGGTGCATGGCTTCACAGCGGGATACGGGAGTATCGGAAATTCTCTGCTTCATGAAGTCGTTGACGTTAGCGACCGCAAAGCCGATGCAGGTAGAATCCCAAATGTCAGAGAATGGAACCGTGCAGAGTGCAATGCCACTATGCTCATAGATATAAATGGGCAGAATGGCATACTCGCCTGTTTTCGCAAGCGTCCGCTTTGTTTCGTTCAGGTAGTAGTCGCTGTCGATGATATCGCCTATCTTGCGGCGAGGACTTTTGAGACAGTAAAAAGTGGCTGCATTGCAGTCATTTTCGCGTGGGTTTTCGATGTCCGTGTCACGGCTTATTTCGAGGCACAGGTCGTCTTTGAGGGTGATTTCTCGGTAATCGTAAACGGTCATTTGGAATCTTCCTTTCTGATAAATGCAAAAAGGCGGACCTCCCAAAAATCGGGAAGTCCGCCTTAAAGCAGAATTGTGAATTGTACGAACGCAGGATGCGCCTTGGTAGAATGGTATCTATCGTACAGTTACTATTCTATGCCATTCGCACAGCCTGGCAAGCAAAAAAGTGCCGCTCATCCGAGGATGAGCGGCGAAGAGTTATATTTTAGATATGGAAAACAGTCCACTCGCGGTTTGGATAATCGTCGCAGAAGCTTGCGAAGGCGAGCGGCGCACCGTTGTCTTGACTGTCCTTGTTAGAGTGTACGAAGACATTGTAGTCTTCCATGTCCTCAATGTCATCAGCCGTGGCATCTTCGTCAAAGACATCGTTGACGCTTTCCGCAATCAACTCTTTCATTTTCCCGAATGCCTCGTCGAAGGTGTCGTAGAAGCCCGTGAGCTTGATGCTCTCGTACTCCTCGTAAGAAAGAAGAAAGAAGGGCTTGTCGGTTGTGACTTCGTAAACGACCCACTCGACACTCTCTTGGTCATCCCCATTCCAGTAGTCATATGTGCTATACGCTCTTGGTTCGCTGTTGTCAGCAGGACAGTTCTCATCGAAGGTGAAAGAAAAGCCGTAGTGGTCTTCGTTTTCGTGCGTGATATCGGCACCGGTAAGACCTGTATGATAGTTCTTGTTGATGCGCTGTGCCATGCTGTCCTTTACTGCGGCAACTGCATCTTCCAGGGTGTCCTTCTTGCAGATGAGGTTCGTGCAATCATAGTGTTCGCTCTTAATCACGATAAACATTTTGTGGTCTCCTTTTTGCAATTTTATTGTGGCGTGTCTGATAATGCGTGGCATTATACGACCTCGTTGATGGCGTACAAAACCGAGACAGTCAGCCAATTCGGTGCATAATCCTGACACTCATATATAGCTGCTTCAGTGGTGTCGATATAATACGAGCTTGGAATTGTTTCCTCGTCGCTTCGGTCGAGGTGGCGCTTTTTGAGTTCTTCCTGATAGTCCGTCTGCATAGCGGCATGAGCCGTTTCGATGGACGGGTACTGGTTCGGAAAGATTTTGAGAAACATCTCCCCTCTTTTGTTGGTAAAAGATTTTGCAACAATAAACATACGAAACTCCTTTTCTGACGCAAAAAAAGGGCGGGCTTCCGAGAAGGAAGTCCGCCCTTAAAGCGAAACTATGAATTGTTGTACGAAAGATATTTTTCTTTCCGTGTGAATGTTATCTATCGTACATCTTTCATTCTATGCAACTCGCACAACTTGGCAACTGTTCATTTTGCGTGGTGCAGTGTTTTTTCGCTGCGGCGCACAATTGCTTGATGTCAGCGGCGGAGTATCCAAAGTCGAAATACGCCATCGGTAGCTTCTTGTCATCGTGCTGCCACTCGCTGCGCAGAGCAATCCTGTCTTCATCAGCATAAACGAACATGTCCGGAAATTTCGTTACAATCTCATGTAGCGCATCATCGCCGGTGTCGCTGAAGATATACCTGTCTGTGGCGTTTGCCATCAGTCTTACAATTTGCTGCAAATCATCCGGTGAAAACGAATAAGTCTTGCAAGTGTTTAGACAGTTCGCCAGCAGCGTTTCAGTATCAATTTTCAGACAACACATATGGATTCTCCTTTCGGTGCTTGGCTTCTACATTTCCAAATATACTCATTTCGCACGAATTGACAACAAAAAAGAGCCCTGCATTTCTGCAAGGCTCAAATGGAACGAATCGTGTGTCAGCACAATTCATTCTGATAGCAAGCCATCCTCGTGGAGGATGTCAAAAACCTGCTACCCGTCGATTCAGGATGACCCTGATTGACTACTCCTCTGCACCGGGAGTGAAGTCCAACGCCGATTCTCAGACAAGAATCACCGATATGGCGTTATACGAGCTCGGCATATCACCTGGGTTATGTATTCCCTGTTGGTGCCCTCGTACTGGCGCAATGAGTGCTCACTGTATAAGTACAGCTTCTTTCTACAGCCAGAAAATTCTGGTGCAGGACGTCCCATTGCCGACTGTCCTGACTTTTGAGATATAGCCTCATATTGCAATCCATCGTTTTGATAGAGCTGGTGTGACCCGATGGTGGATATTCAGTCACGCTCTACGTTGCCGTTAACCCAAGCAATCTCGGAACACCTTTTTTAGTACCTGTATCGTTTAGGAGGCAAGTGCTGCCTAAGGGGTGGTGCGGTTAGACGCGACCGAGGCTCTTGCACCCCACGATGCGTCCTTCCGCGTCGCGGATAGGCTCATTGGGGATGAAGACATCGGTACGGTCCTTGCACCGTGCGGCGACGAGGCTGCTCACGATGAGCAGAGTGTCGTCGCGCTGGGCGGGAAGGTTCTGCACCTCGCCGTAGACGGTGGTCGTCAGCGGGATAGTGGTCCCGTTGAAGTCCACCGAGCCAGCATCGGCAGTCGCTGCGGAGATGCGAGCGACTATGCCGGAAGGCTCGATGGTGATGCCGGCCACGGTCACGCTATGCGGGGTCAAGTTGCGGATGTACATGTGGAACCTCCTTCGTTGTCTGCAAAACAAAAAGCAGACAGTTACAAGTTTACGCAACTCGCATAATGCGTCAACCATCACTCGGTATCGGCAACGCCCATATAGAGATGGTAGGTGGCGTTTGCCGTCTGGCAGACCCAGTGATTGTAGAACGAATTGTACGGCTCGGATGTGACAACATCTTCGTCCGCGTAATAAATAGCAGCCTCGCACCACGAAGGACCATCCTTGCGCGGGACGCAGCGCACATCCATGCACATACCATCGGCAAAGGTAACGGACTCGAACTCAATCTCGTCCTGCTTTTTGCCTCCGTCGGTGTACTGCTTGATTTCGTTCATGCGCTCTTTGCTGATAACAAGGCGCTCAACAAAAACCTTACGAAAATTGGTGAGATTCTCATAGGTGGCGCAGATACGCATGATTGCGCTTGCCAGAGAGTGTACGGAACCGATGTCATAGCACAGGGCCGTTTTGTCGAAACAGCCAATGCCGTGCCCTGTCCAGAATCCGCCTTCATACAGGTGAACAGAAGCCGCATAGCAAAGACAACCATCAGGTTTGCAAAGCTGAATTTCGAGTGTGCAGCCATCGTATGTTTCATCGATTTTGCGCTTGTACACATCGAAACTGATGTTGTCAGGCACTTCCCCGCTGCCGTCCCAATGATAGGGATTGCAGCGAATAAGAAAGAGTTCTGCGATTCCTTTTGCATAAATTTTCGTCATACCGACCTTTTGTTTGAACATAGGACTCATAATCCTTCTCCCTTCTCTTCGTTTAGCAATTCGCGTGCATGGTCGAGGACTTCCTTTGCGACAGGCTTACCGCCTTCATTCATGGCAAGGAAAATTTCCAAGACTTCTGCGCGAGTTACGCTCTGGTCAATCTCAGCAACGCCAATGGAGGCATCCATAAACCAGTTCTTGTCCTGTGCGGAAAGGTCGTTGTAAAACACGCCTTTGTACGGGAATCGGTTCTCGTAAAAAGCAAGCAGGGTCAACATACGCTGCTTGCCATCAACGATTTCATAGTAGTTGCCATCGTTGCTTGTGCGAGTGAATGGCAGCTGCTTAAAGACGAAACGACCAATCTCGCGACCCATAAAGATGCTGTCCAACAGCTTTTCCCTGTCCTCATCATCCCAAACAGAACCACGCTGATAATCAGGGTTGAAATCAACGCCGAACAGGTATTGGAAGCTGAGTAAAGAATACATACTGCGGTTTGAGTAGTGCAGGCGGGATAGCGCAGAATTGCGCTTGGCGAAATGCGTATCTTTGTCATCATCCAGCGGGCGAACGTTTGTCCAAGCCCAGCAGGAATAGTTATCGCTGTTTGCACCACTGCGGATAAGATACATGTACCCGCCTTCCAGAGCCTCGTCAACAACGCAGTTTAGAAGGTGACCAACCTGTACTTTGTCGCCGACCGTGAAGCGATAAGAGGGTTTCCCTGCACGCTTGGCAGTTTCACAGGCTCTCTCGTAGGAAAGACCTTCGAGCGCAGCTTGTTTCAGGTTGATTTTTGTGATTTCTTTTCTTGCACTTTTCTTAGCCATTGCGATTCTCCTTAACCAATCCGATGGACTCCGAACAAAACAGCAGGAAGAAGCTGTTCATACGGGGTGTATTGGGCAAAATCGTAGATTTGAGCCTCATCGCTGATGATGTATCCGCCAGGGCAGGATTCGCCATCGTCATTGGAACTACCGTTGTCCTCAAGACCTCGGTTTTTGAGCTCGTTGAGGTAATCCTCACGCATAGCATCGTATGCTTCTCCGGGAGTGGAATACTGCTTTGGATTTACCTTTGTGAAAAGATGGCCCTCGTCATCGGTAAAAGTTTTTGTGATGATAAACATAATTTACACTCCTTTTTTTGTAAGTACGCAAAAAGACGGACCTCCAGATATTGGAAGTCCGCCTTCAAGCGAAATGTGAATTGTACGAAAGGCAAAGCACCTTTTCGATTGCTGGTATCTATCGTACAATTCTAATTGTATGAGTCTCGCACGAATGTGCAATGGTCTTTAGCCAAGCATCGTCACATCACCATCAACGTACCAGATGTACTGCTTCCAGTTAGAAGCGGTCGCACCAGGGATGAGTTTCAGCGCAGAAGCTGGAGGCACGCGACTCGGCTCAAATGACATCTCGTAATGCTTTTCCAGGCCGTATTTCCGCAGAACGATACTCGGCATTACTCTGCCAAGCTCGTACCACTTGCGAGGCGGGATACGGCTGCAATGTTCGCGGTGAATTTCAGTGTATTCCTGCTGGAATTTGTGAATGGCCCGAAGCAGCTGACACATCGGGCAGGTATTAAGGATGCCAGGGTCCTTGTAGCGGTATACTACAAGACGATATTTATCGTGTTCCTTGGTGGTCAGAACGACACCAAAATAGTTTTTTGCCATGATATCCTCCTCGTTTTAGTAGTTAGTACCATACTCCAGGGCGTAATCCGGACGCTGATATTCGACGACCGGCTTTTCCCAAGAGCAGATGGGTTCAGTATTGACGCTCGGAAAATGAGAGCTGATTCCGTTGGTGGCAAGCAAAGCTGCCGTGCAATCCGCAATCTGTGCAAGAAGCTCAGGATTCCATCCAAAGGTGTCATCTCCGGTCAGCTGCTTGCACAGGACTTGTGCCGCTCGAAGAATTTCAGTGTCTTTGGATTCCTGCTGAATAGGTTTCGGTGCAGCAATTGTGACATTTCGTGCAATGACGTTTTTGGGCAATGGCTCATCGACCCATTTTCCCTCGTAAATCTCACGGGCATAGAAACCGTCTTTGTCGAATTCGTCAAGGCGAACCCAATGGTCGGCTTCCCAGGTCCTTTGAGCGATTCCGTCTGGATTGATAGTAACCATCACACGTTCATCGTGTGCGTTGTTTCCCCAATGGGTTTCAGAGTCATTGCCAAACTCCTGAATGAGAAGTTTCCTTGCGAGTTCTCCATCGGTCAGTGCAGCCAATTCTTTGATTCGTTTTGTGTTCATATTTTTTCTCCTTTTTCTGTAAACAAAAAAGGCAGGCCCATCGTGGTGATGAGTCTGCCTAGTTGTATCAGTTTGTGAATTGTACGAGCGCTGAAATGCGCAGATGCTATCTATCGTACATTCACAATTTTACCAGCATCGCAAGCAGCGTCAAGCTGTAGCAGCGGCGTCAGCAGTTGCTTTTTTGGCTTCCGTGTATGCTTCGTAAGCCGCGTGATATTCACTCAGCTTAATCTGCGTAACGGTGTCTGGAACCTTGGTGCTGCGAGTTGCATATTCGCAGGAATAATATCCGTAGATATTTCCCTGCTCATCATCCCACAGCTCCGTAGTGATGCGGCCAGTACCGTTGAAGTCGGCCCACCAGAACTGGTTGGCAAGGAATTTCTTGCCGTTCACGTTCTTACAGACCTCATCTTCCCACAGGCAGTTCATGGGCGAACGCTGTTTGAAGATGACAAAACCGTAAGGGTCACGGCGTTTCATGACCTGAGATTCGTATTTGGCGAGCAGCTCCGGCTTCAAATCAACAGTCAGTCGGTCATTTAAAACATACGAGAGCTTCTCATCAGGGAAATATTTGTCGAAGAACTGCTTTGCAATTTCAATGAAATGCGCTTTTTCCTCCTTTGTCGCGAAATAATTCTTGTAGAAAGTGGTGCCGGGATTTACCTTAAATGCCATTTCAACCATTGCCATTACTCCTTTTCCATTTGGATAGTCCAGCCGTTCACATCGGAATAAACCGCATAGAGCAGCGTTGCGAAATTGTAGCCTCCGTCATACAGCGTATAGCGAAGGGAGATGTTCAGCGCAAGAGTCCGTTCCTTGACGACGCCATCGCAATCGAGATAGCTGAACGTCTTTGTTGGATTGGTAAACCATGCTTCACGTTCTTCATTGAACTTATCTTCATCGTATTCCACGATTTCCTTGAAATACGAATCGAACGTGACGAGCTTGACTGACGAGAAGACATCAGCCATCATTCCGCACTTTTCAATCAGTTCATCAGGCCATTCGACCTTGATGATTGCTGCGCCGTTGTCTTTCAGCTCTTTGTGAGGGCTGAGCGAAACGTTATAGCGCTCACTGAGAAAGCCGAACAGCCAGGACCAATCGATAGTTTTCAGGAAACTGGCAGCTTCCTTGGCGTCCATGAAAATTTTGATTTCTTTACGTGCCATGATATATCTCCTCACTATATTATTCGGTGCCGAATTTAGCCCACGCTTCTTCGACACTCATGTGATAAGCAGCCTTGAACTGTTCTTCGAAACGAGCGTTGAACAGCTCCTGATGGCGAGGACTCATGATGATTTCGAGATTGAAGTCGGGGTCATCGGTGGAATTGTTGCAGTAGGAAATGTATGTACGAATGGTATCGTCCGGATGCCAGTCAATGTACATGTTAATCCAATCTGCATTTTCTTCTGAGTTCAAATCAAGGCCAAATGCTTTGTCTGCATCGAACCAGATAGGGACGTAGACGTTAATCCATCCGTCGTAGATGACTTCTTCATTGGCATCGAGCGTGAATTGCATCAGTTCAGCAAAGTCCTGCACGATAATAGTTTCCTGCGTGCAGAGACCATGAACCATTTCGTTGTGAGTCATAAAATATGCTCCTTGTTATTTTTTGAAGGTGTCAAAGAATCGAATCATCTCGCGGTTCACACCGACTGCAGATTCAGTCTCAGGATAGAGCGCTGCAAAAGCATGGACCGTTTCTCTCTTGGAAACAAAACCGTAGTCGTGGTGAACGCGCTCGTTTTCGAGGCATTTCTTAAACCCAAAAGTCTGTTTCTTGAGAAAGTCCTTTTTCCCGGTGCAGATATAGCACGGGGGGATGAGTTTGGAATAGGTTTCAGGCTTGATGAACTCAGCATAACTGTGATTCTTCCAGCCCTTAGACATATAGTAGTTCTGAAGCAAACCTACCTGGCCCTTGTAGATGTAATACATACCGCTCTGCAGGCCCATCGCGTTGATGACGAGCTTCTTGGCTGCCTCGGGTACGTTCTCTTCCAGTTCGTCCTCTACCGGCTGCATCTTGACAGGATAGCGGAGAATAGAGCTTGCCATGCAGGCAAGGAATGCGCCAGCGCTGTCGGCTACTACAAAGACCTGATTCAAGTCACCACCGAAGTCTTCAGCGCATTCAGCTACAGTAGCAAACGCATTGATGACATCAGTGATTTGACCAAAGATGTTGGTTTCAGGGACCAGACGGTAATCCGGTACAAAGGTGAGATAGCCTTCCTTAGCGAGCCAGGTTGCCAGGTTCTGATTCTGTTCTTTCCGGCCAGCAATCAAGCCGCCGCCATGGATATCGATGATAATCGGATGCTTTTCGGCATCGTTATCCGGGCGATAAACGTCCATGAAAAGATTCTGCTTGCCGCAAATACCAATCTCAGTGGCAGTTATGCCTTCATGAGACATAACAGGCTGAGACTTGATGATTTCTTCTACATGGGTGCGTTCTTTCTTGGTGGCGGCATTGATGAAATTCATGTTAAAAACTTCCTTTCAAAAAAATGATAAAAATAAAAGCGGCCGCCAATCTATAAAAAATGAGATTAGTGGCCGCTTGGGTGTTATTGGAATTCAAATGTGTATTGGGTTCCTCTTTCGGTTTTGACAAAAATTCTGCTTCCTGCAAAGCCAATAGCTTTTACTGTGCTGGTACGCAGGACGTCTTGTTGTTTTGGTGTTGTTGTTTTGAATACGAGTGGCTGCCCACTTGACAGCTCAAGAGTTCCGACCCGTCCAATGAGCGGAAGAACTCTTGCGTTGAGACTCGTGGTGCTGTGAAGCACACAACTGCTGTTAATCCGCATCATTGTCCTCCTGATATGAACTGGTCAGATATCCACATCCGGGTACTGATTCAACACATGATTGAACCTGTTATCCAGATGTTCATCGTTTTCGTCCCGCTCGGGATAATTAAACTTTCCTTCCTCTTCTGCTGCATCCCCCAGGCGTTCCATGAGCGCAATGACGCTTTCGAGCCAGGCGGAAGCCTTGCCAAACGTGTCACCCTCTTTTCTCTTGGCATAGAGCATGTCAGAGACTTCTTCGAGAGCCATTTTCTGCTGGTACAAAGTATTCCAGTTGATGTGCTCTACAGCGGAACGCAAGGGAGTTAAGTGTTCTGTTTCTGTTACAGTGTTCGTTACGGTCATCTTTTTATTTCTCCTTGTAGTGTTTAGTTACGATAAACGTCAGCAAAGCACCGCAAAATTCCAACAAAAAAAGCAGACCTCCAAACGGATAGTCTGCTTCTCAGAATTGTGAAATTATAGCGTATGTGTGCTGTTATCTATCATACAATTTTTATTGTATGCGTTTCGCACGAATACGCAATAACTATTTTTTAAGAATTAGGAATCTGAATTTTCCGAGCTGTCGCTGTTATCATCGGAACTGGACTCAGCGTTTTCGTCCGCCGTGGAATTGTCACCAGATTCAGCGTCGGTGTTTTCTTCCGCGCTTGTATCCTGTTCGACAGTCGAATCACTGTTGACTGATGCGTATGTACCAGTCAAGATGACGGGAACTTCACCATAACCCAGATAACCGCTAATCAGGCTGCCGGAATTTTCGACTAGGTACTTGGTTTCTGTCATGTTCGGGAACAAGTAGATATCCTGAATCGTAGTGCCCTTCACATTAGCGCTGTCAAAGGTATCGTTGCACGCCGCAACAACACTATACCCGTCATAGTTCCAAACCAGATAGAAGTTCTTGCCGCCAATTTCAACATCATAATCTGCATCTCGGAAATCTTCAAAGGTACGATACTGCTTGCTGGAATTGAAAGCGACAGAATCGTTGTTTGTCCAGTAGAGACCGGACGGATTGCCAAACAAACCATACAGGAAGTTGAACTGTTCCTCCGGCTCTCCGTCGGTCGGATAGCCGTCGAATTTGTCCGGAGTGACAGACGAATAATAGAGACCGTCAAGGAACGCATCGCCGATATTGATGCCATCATCATTGGCTGCACGACCGTCCAGCATCAAGGTCAGTGAACCGCCGTTATATCCAATCGGATAATAGTCACAGCCGTCATCCTTGCTGGCAGTGTGAATGGAAAAATCACTGATTTCCTTTTCTACGCCTTCGCCTGTGGATTCTGCATTGATTTCACCAATGACTGTATCACCGTTTTCAAGTTCGTTCAATTTCAGATATCCCTTTACAGGCAAATCCCGTACATCCTGTAATGCAACGTCCGTGATATCCAGTGTCTTGCCGGTATCAACGCTGCGCAGCGAATAGAACTTGCTGCCGTCATCGTAAGACAAAGGACTCTGCCCCATCGGAATACCGTCCGGCCAGGTAGTGTCAGGATTGTCCAGCGTGCCGGGCGTGAAATCCGGGAGATTCGACAACAAAGACCAGGCATTGATGGGTTCCGGGGTCGGCTCTGCTGTCGGTTCCGGTGTTGCTGTTGCGGCAGCCTGTGCTGCTTCGGCACTTGCCGCTGCGGCCGCCTGGTCTTTTCGTACCTGAACCACAGATGTGGCACAGCCAGAAAGTGTCACAGCAAGTGCCATGGCAGCTGCGGTGATATTGATAATCTTTTTACTCATACGTGTTTTGCCTCCTTATGTTTGCGGTTTTGCGGCTATTGAAGATTTTTCGTGGTTTTATTACTTTTAATTCATACTACACAAACAATATGCCAGAATTTTTTGCAACAAATTTGCATTTACTCGCCGTTATTGAGTTTGCGTTAGAGTCTTTGTATGTTGTTGCTTTTCCGTCTTTAGAGCCAGCTATTCCTTGCATTATATGAACATGCTTTCCAACAAGAAATATGCTTCCTGGATAGTTACGGTTCATGTTTCTGTATGTTGGATGGTGCTCTTTAACTTTAAGCTTGCAAACATCATTCGGATGCTCTTTGCGAAATTCTTCTAGGCTGGCAGCTTCTTGTTCCGTTGCTTTATGCCGATTTATAGCAACCGCCTTATCATTGAGCGTGTACACGCGGTTCATATTTTCATTGTTTAACGCTCTTCTAGCATGGCGGCGAAACTGTTTCAGCTCATACGGCATATGATTGTTGATATTGCTATCACAAACATCACTCGGCAAAACAGAACAAGCAATGCAGTAAGCGTCGAGCCAATGGTCTTTACTTACACCGTGCGCTGCACGATAGTCATGGGTGCTCTTTCCTGCTGTCACAAAAAAGTGCTTTGGAAATAGCACACTCAATTTATTCGTCAGTGCCGGAATGATTTGATTCAATACACTCAAAGCGCCGTACTTTTTGTTAAGTCCAACTTTTTCTTCGGCAAGTTTCTTTTGCCAGGCAGCATCTTTATGAACAAGGTTATGATGCTCCGCGCATAGACCAACGATATTGGCAATGGTGTTGCTGCCATTCTCGGATTGCGGCACTACATGGTGGTAATGGTCGATGGGTTTATCACAGAACAGGCAATGGTGTTCCTGCATTTCAGAAACAGCATTTTCAAGACTCCCTTTTTGGTAGAGTGGGCCTTGTTGGTACTGCCATTTCTGAATGTCAGGATTATCAAGCCGCATGAACGCAAATTTGTTTACTTCAAGCACAACATCACTGATAGGAAGGAACTTTTGCATTTTTCTCACCAAATTGATGTGTGTTTGGAGCAACTGATTCGCGGTAGGCGTAAGCCATCCTTCCGGTCTTGTGCGATTGGTGTACTTTGCTTCTTTGTTTTTAATACCAATGCAGAGTACATCTTTCTTATAACCCGGAAGGCGACGTTTGATGATGCCAATTTCTTTTGCACGTTTGCTAGGATTCTTACTTTGAGCAGTATCTTGCTTCACGCACTTCTTAGAAATGGTGCCATTTGCCTTAGCTCTCCGCTGACGGCGACAACGTCTGCCGTTTGTGCGTCTTGCACGGCGGGCTTTTTTACGGTCTTGCATCAATTTTGGAACCTCTTTGTTGCGAGTTTCCAGATGTGCCGTAAAGACTGCCGTTCCATTTGCTTTAACAACGGCAACGCCGATATTGGTTCTACCAGGGTCAATGCCTAAATATAGGGGCTGCACTACATCATTGGTTTCATACAGCAGTTGGATGGTAAACGGTTTTGCTCTTACGACTCGTGCTTTCTGCTCTTTAAGCAGGTGGCGCACATGTCCGCCGCGAGTCGTAGGCATCAAAGGTTTACCGTCTTTGTTAAGTACATAAACAGTGGACATATTCGCCACCTCCTTTACGATAAATCTCTCCTGCCGAAGCAGGAGGTTGTGTTTCCCTTGGCTAGATGACGCCTTCGCATGGTTGCAAGCTGGGAAAACCGTACAAGTGCAGCTCGTCATCTTGATGTACAAAAGTACATCCGCCTGTGATATTGAAGGAACTTAGTGGGATGGGGTCATTCCACTAAAATTCTTCAATACCCCTAATGCCGAGGAGTGAGAGACCCACCATGCCGATAAGCAAAGTGAGGAGTCCAAGTCCAAAAGCAAAGGCAATATATTGAATTACGTTGATGAGTTTAAGCCATTTTGCGACTGCAGCGCCTAAAACAATCAACAGGCCAAAGCAGCCGGTCAGATAAATGAGAAAGCCAAACTGTGCAGTTCTACTGAAAATCGATTCGAGTGTTTTCATGAGAAACTCCTTTCTACAAATTTCATGGTATGCAATTCGCAAGAACCTGCAATAGGAAAACAAAAAAAGCTGCCCAGCCGAAGCTGGACAGCCTATGTGTGATTATGTATTATCGTCTGTTATCTCGTTCTTGTCTTCTGCGCTCACGTTCCTCGTATTCTTTTTTCTGATACTTGAGTCGTTCATTCAGCAGGAAGGAGTTTTCATCGCGAGTCATTTGCAGTTTTACCTCGTACCAGCAGCCGTAAAGAAAGGCTGCCAGAATGCAGAAGCCAACGATTTTGACTAAGAGGTTGAAAAGAACGTTCACAATAACCGGGAAAATATAGCCGATGGCTTTGGCGATAAGCAGGATGAGCCCACCGAAGACAACGATTTTTGCGATTGTCTGAACAACGGGCGGGAAATCGCCCAGGACTTTGGAAATGGTATCGTTGATTTTGGTGATGATATTAGTGTTTTTGCCACCGTTGTTATTACTTTCTGCCATGTCGGTTCCTCCTTTTTGTGCCAATTATAGCATATATCTGTACAAAACGCTATATCCCACATGAGGAATCTCGATGTTTGAGCAATGGCTCAACAAAAAAATGCCGCCACCCTTTCGGATGACGGCAAGTGATGTTATTTCTTCACGGGGATATTCTGGTCAAGAATAACATCGAAGTTGTAGTGCGGCATCTTAGATGCATCACCACCAGCAGCTTCGAGGGTCATGTAGAAGTCCTCGTCATTCATAGCCTGCACGAGAGTGTTCATCTCGTCGCAGGTATGTTTGAGCATAGGACCGCGCTTATTGCAGAACATCACAGCCGAAACAGGCTGAATGCCCTGTGCAACCATGCCATCCCAATGAGTCCGCAGCTCGGTTACAGACTTCAAAGTAGCAACGCCGCTCATGAAGTCATAAATCTTGCAGTGGGACTCGTCGATATGTTCCAGAACGTCGATACGAGTCCGGTTTGCGTACAGAGGGAACTGGAGTTCAACTTCATTCCCGGTGTCTGCAACCAGCCGATTTGCAAAATCCTGCGCATATTTCTCAAGAGTGAGAGGCTCGCTTTCGAGAGGCTTCACGTTTTCGGCAATAGCGTCGAAAATTTTACGCCATCCCTTGTCGCTCAGGTCGATATCCGACTTGTTGGCGAGGGTATTCAAGAACCCACGCGGCAGACCGGAAATATCAACAGCAACAACGCCGGTGAAAGCGTTGAAGGCCGGGTGACGAGCCTTGTCCCAGATGGTATCAAACTGAGCGGTGGCGATAACACGTTCGCCGAGCTGGATATCCAAGCCTTGCGTAAGCATGTTGTTCTGGTAGAAATGCTTCAAGTCATAGCCACCAGTAACAACACCTTTGGTCGCATCCGTATCCAGCTGACCACACTCAACCTTGACAGGAATCTCGTACCCATCATAGTCAACAGTGAAGTTCTTTTCCTTCTGCTTCTCCTTATACGGCTGGAAAATGGGCTTGACGAGCACATCGCACGTCTTGCCATTCGCCATATGGAAATCAGGAATCAGGATACGGGCGGGAGCAACGCCGGTAGCGTCAGGTGCCAAGTAATTGCGGTACTTGACACCAAAGTGCTCAGCCAGGCAGGTACGCAGCACGTTCAGGCTGGTGACCCGGCTCTCAGCGCAGCTGCCGTTCTTGGTCAGCATGGTGCTGGCGGTAGCCTTGTCCATCTCCACATAGATGATGGTAGAAGGAGCGCCAAGAGCCTTAAACTGCTCACGCATAACGACATCTGCCATAGGAATCTCTTCCTGCTCGGACATCGTCATGGTCGTGGCGAACGGGCCGTCAACGCGGTGATAGCTGTCCTCTCCAGGCTGCTTGGAAGCGATGAACCAGGGATACTTGTTGCGGGTGGCAACCAAAATGAAATTATTCAGGCCAACGCCATGGATGCACAGCGGGCCCTCATTGCTGTGGCCGTTGCCAAACTGTAGGTTTTCCGGCAGCTTTTCCTTAGACATACCATTGCCCCAGTCGGCAATAACCACACCGATTAGGTTTTTGGCATGGCCTTTCACAATCGCGACCAAGATGTTAATGGCATCTTTGCAATTAGAGATGGCATTATCAACCGGTTCACAAGCGGCATCGCTCATGGGTAACTTCTGGCGCGAAATAGCGTCAAAGTAATGGTTGGTGATGCCGACGTTGAAAGTGATGTTGTTATTCTTCTTAGCCATAATATAACCCCGTAACGTGGGGCTGCCGTGCTGCTCTCGAATTTATCTCCACAGCAATGTGAGCCCCATATATCGGGGATGTTATTATTCTTTTTTGTTGTTTGTTTTGCAGGAGCTATCGGCAATATCAGAAACTGCCTCTTTGATAGCCTCGAAAACATCGGTTGATTTCAGAAAGTTTTCTGCCAATCCTTTGATGTGGATGTAGTTTTTGAAGACTTTCTTGACAAGAAATGCGCCAACGATTGATACTACTGCCAAAAGCAGCAGAGCTTTCGCGGCCTCGGTCAGTTTCACTTGCTCCAGCAGGAGCGCGAGTATCACACCATCTTTGCTCAGCTAGGTCTTAATTAGACTGTGAACGAATGAACCATAGCTAACTGCAAATTGCTTAGCTTTGGTTTCGTGGTTGCTGATAATGGTGTCTACTCGCTAAATTATGTTTCGAATCATGGTAATGTCCTCCTTAAAGGTTTGTAATTGTTATACGGTATATATAAATACGCTCTTAACGCGGCGTTCGCGTGCAGGAACATTTATATAAACACATTGACGCAGTGTATACGTGCCATGCTGATTAGCATGACAATTCTATGTAATCAGCCTTTCCTTCGGCTGTCAGAAGTCCACATTCCGTGGGATAAATCTATATAAAACGCAGAAAATCTGCGGGAATCCTCAAAAAGAAGAAGGACAGAAACCCAATATGGGCATCTGTCCTTCTTCCAGGAGGTATATGAACTATGGCAAATCAATGATATCTCTGTTACATTATCTATTTTATGGGTGTCGCACACGCCGTCAAGAAGCTGTATAAACTTTTTTGAAAAAAGTTTGCACGCGTGTTAGTGGCTTTTTAGAATGTTACAACATCGTGCAAAGTCGTGCAACATTGTGTTTAGTTCTCCGATACAGAGCAAACAAAAGATACTGTACCACTCCAATCACCTGGAGTCAGATTTGCTTTCACCGTATAGTTCGAGGTGATACTGGCTAAGGCGTCGTCACGGTTCCACACTGCTTTGGGAGTTTCCACGCTCGCAAGCACATCCGCCGCCTTGTTGCTTTTCATGGTGGGAGGCGTTGTGCTGACATTGACTTCCTGCGATAGGCCGATGTCGCCTTTCACCATCACGGGCAAAGTCGCTGTCTTTTCACCGCTGCCAGCATTCCCGCCTAAAGTTACGCTCTCAGGCACAATGAGCGAATACAGCGTGGGTACATATGCCTCAACCGTTGTGGAGGCGGGTGTCACACCGTTTACAACGGAATTATACGAGTCCTCGATAAAATACGGGTAGAGGTCAACGGTCACATTGCTCTGCTCAAGCTGAGCATCCACGCCGAGATATTTTGCCACGGTTTTTCCAGTTGCGCTTGCTGCGAGCTCCTCGCTCCAGTTTGTGTCCACCACCATCACGGAACTGTCTTTGGACCCAACTTTCCAGCGATTGCTGGCTTTGTATCCTGCTTTTGTGAAGCGGCCGACATCCAGAATACCGTACTCTGCATGGGTATACGCTGTGTCATAGGCGGTAGATTCCGATTCAACGATGTCAAGGTTCGTACAGCTGTTGACTGCATGTGTGCAATAGGAATGCCATGTCTGAGCACCGTCGTTGTGATAGTTAATAGTGATGGTATAGGCAGTCCAATGAGCATATACAATGGTATCGCTGCTGCCCATGACCGTGGATTCAGATACTTTATTTCCGCCATCCGATGCGGTATACCACCCAAGAAACTCATAGCCTTTTCGACTCGGAACAGGAAGCGTACCATATTTATGCGATTCGGGAATATCGATGGACGATTCAGAGATGAAATAGGAGTCGTCTGTGCAGTTTGGGTTAAAGGTTAGGGTGTGTTGAGTTATAGTTTCGACAGCAGCATTCTGAGTTGTGAAGCTCTCGGCATATACTGTAGCTGGCATTGCGGCGCAAACAACAAATGCACAAAAAATTAAGAATTTGAGCTTTTTGAGCATCGACGACATGCTCCTTTCGTATGTTCGTACTTTTATTATCGGGGAATCGCAAATAAAGTCAAAAAGAAAAAGCCGCTCACCCTGTGAAGGGCAAGCGGCAAGAGGTTAAGATTTGATGTACAAGGACGTTCCCTTAAACGGATTCAAGAGACGGGGCTTGTACTTGGTACGGACGTATTCTGCAATTTCAGCATCCGGCATGGCGCTCAAGACATCAAGCCAACATTCAGCATTGATTGCCATGAGGCCACCCATGCCAAGAGCATTTTCACAGCGTTTGATGTCAGAGGCAAATGCGTCGTGAAAGTTACAGGACTCCGCAGCCTTGATGATGCGGTCAAAGCCGTACATTCCGAGACCTCCTCACTGGCACATTGCCTTAAGGTCGTTCTCACTCAGAACGGGCACGCCCAGCGAATTTGCCTTATCCAGCTTGGAACCGGCAGCTTCACCGGCAACGAGATAGCTCGTCTTCTTGGAGACACTTCCGGAGACTTTGCCGCCATGCGCTTCGATATAAGTCTTGGCTTCATCGCGGCTCATGGAAGGCAGTGTACCGGTAATAACGAATGTCTTGCCAGCGAGCGGCGCAGACTCATCATTGGCACCTGCCGGAGCATGGTAGTCAAGATTGACACCGGCATCATGCAAGGTATTGACTTCCTGCGTAAATTCAGCGCTGGAAAGCATCGCATCGAGCGCAGCATAGATAGCATCAGAAAAGCCGGGAATGTTGTACTCCTTGATGGTATCTACATTGAGCGTGGACAGTGTCAGAAGGTTGCCATTCGTAGCCTTGCATTGAGTAAACAGCGCACGAGCAACATGACCGCCGATGAGACGGTAGCCAAGGCCCTTGAGGACGCGGTCGGCATTCTGCTCCTTGGACTTTTCGATGGCAGCAAGAACCTTCTTGGCAATCTTCGCGCCATACATGTTGGTCAGTTCACCTTCCTCCTCATAGAGCCGGTACAGGTCAACGGGGTTCTCAATGAACCGGCTGTCAACCAAGTCCTGAATCATCTGAGGGCCAAGCCCCTTGATGTCCATGCAGGGCTTCGAGGCAAAGTGGATAACGCGATTCACAGTCTTTGCCGGGCAAGCGTCATTGGTGCAGTAGAGGTCCACAGAACCGTTGACCGGTGCGATAGGCGCACCGCAAACGGGGCAGACCTGTTTTGCCATGTCATAAGGCACAGCGTCTGCAGGACGCTTTTCCAACTCCACCATTGTGATTTTCGGGATGATGTCGCCAGACTTATGCAGGACAATCGTGTCACCGATACGGATATCCAAAGTCTTGATGAAGTTGGCGTTGTTGAGCGTTGCACGCTCCACACGAGTACCAGCAAGCTGGATAGGGTCAAAGACAGCAACAGGAGTGACGCGGCCGGTACGACCCGTCTGCAGCTGGATGTTGCGCAAGACAGTTCCCTTTTCCTCTGCGGGATACTTGTATGCAATAGCCCATTTCGGGGTTTTGGTGCGCTCGCCCATCTTCTGGCGAATGCTCAGTTCATCGACTTTGATGACTGCGCCGTCAATCGGGTAATCGATATCATAGCGTTTTTCCTCAATGTCGTGAATGGCTGCCAAGATGCTATCAATGTCATTGCAATGAGCGTAATAGGTGGTCTTAAAACCGCAGATGTCACGCAGATAGTTCAGCTGGTCACAATGATACGGGCTGAACTGTGCTGCATCACCATTGTTGACGCTCTGAACATTGAAAACGAACACCTGCAGATTGCGTTCCCGTGCAATAGACGGGTCAGCCTGACGCAGAGAGCCAGCAGCGCAGTTGCGGGGATTCGCAAAGAGCTTCTTCCCTGCTTCCGCCTGCTTTGCATTGGCTGTTTCAAAGTCCTTTTCCGACATATAGCACTCGCCACGGAGTTCGATTTTGCCGATACCCTTGGGCAGCTCGATGCTGCGAGGCAGGCAAGTGAGGGCTGCGACATTGGCGGTCACATCCTCACCGACATGGCCGTCACCGCGCGTCGAAGCCTGGGTCAGATAGGCAAGACCATCGTCAGAACGTTCGTAGACAAGAGACAAGCTCAGACCGTCGATTTTGCGCTCCACAGAGAAGGTCACATCGGAGTATTCAGCTTTCACCGAATCCACAAAGCTGCGGACCTCATCATCGGAAAACACATCAAGCAGAGAAAGCATCGGTACACGGTGTTCAACCGGAATACCGAGAACACGCTTGCCGCCAACAACCTGTGTAGGGCTGTCAGCGGTCACGAACTCAGGATGTGCCGCTTCGATATCACGAATCTCTTGCATCACGGAATCGTATTCCTCATCCGTTACAACCGGAGCATCCTGCTCATAGTAGGCGGCACTCCATTCTTTGGCTTTGGTGCAGAGATTATTATAATGTTCCTTGATGGAAGAAATAGACATGTTGTTAGACATAACATTTTACCTCACATATGTATTGTTTTGTTTTTTTGTGAACCTCCCCACCTAAGCCTTACGGCTATAGACGGGGCGTGCGCTCTTCATGGTTCATCAAAGGGTAATGGTTTGAGATTCCGTTGTGGCCTGGCTGACATCTTCAATACCATCCACGAAAACTGTTGTTCTGATAAGGATACGGAAAGGGATGCCCTTTTGCCAGGTGGTGTTTGCACGGAGTTCATCCACCAGGCCAATCAGTGCCTGCATCTTGAGCCTTTCGATGGTATAGCGAGTCGGAATCATGGTTCGGGTCGTCTCGAGATAAAAATGCCGATTTTTCTCATTGTATCCGAGAGAATCGTTCGTAACATCCATTTTTGCAACAACGGTGTAGTCGCTCTGCGGGACATCGTTGAACGGCGTGAGAGAATCATTGAGAATCTGCATGCGAGCGTCGAACTCTTTGATGATGCGAGCCTTCTCTTTCTCATAAATCTCGTTTGCCTGTCGAACCTGCTCCCGATAGCACTTCACGCACTCTTCTTTCGTGTAGAAGATGTTGACGGAAGTGCCGGAGCAGCAGCGATACCCGGTGTTGTCCAATGGGGCAATGACGGTTGAAGAAATCTTACCCCGATTTACCGGCCGAAAATAGACCGGAGAATAATAGATGGCTTTGCTCGTTTCTTTTGCGTCCGTTACAACAACCGGGGTAGGTTTGATGTTACGAATCGGCTTTTTGGTCGGGTCCGCATTTGCGCGATAATCGCAAATCCAGACCATTTTGCCGAGGACGCTTTCAAGGTTCTCAACATAATCGTACATGCCGAGGTCATTGGTCTGGCGCGTAGGATTCTTTTCTCCAGAGCCCTTAATCATCAGCTTGACGGCATTTTTAGCGAGGTATTCATTCAGCTTCATGGTATTTTCCTTTCTTTCAACGAGCGTTTGTGAGTACGGCAACAACCAGCTCCTCGTAGTCTTCGATGGCACAGTAGATGTCAGCGAAACCATAGGCGTGGCCACGGTCGTAGGCTTTTTGCCAGAGGATGGTTGCAGCCTTTTTGGAAATGCTGCGTTTCGTTTCGGCTTTGATGTCTTCCTGAATTTGAAGTTCGATAGCTTCCGAGATGTGTTCGATTTCTACATTCTGCGCCTTCTTCAGCCGAGAGCATTCCGCATCCCAGGCTTTCTGTCGGCGAACGGCCTCTTCCCTGTTCCAGCGCACCGATTTCTCTTCGTCGATGATTTCACCGTCTTTCGGGCGTTTAGAGTTGGGCCTTGCTGGTCTTTTCCAAGCAGTTTCGAGTCGGTTGCCAAGATTTGTCCATACGTTATCCATAGTTAAACTCCTTTTTTATACGCAAAAAGGCGAACCTCCCGGTGTGGGAAGTCCGCCCAAAAGCGAAGTGTGAATTGTACGAGCACACAGTGTGCTTAGTAGATGGTATCTATCGTACAAGCTAAATTATACGGGTCTCGCACGAAAGCGCAAGATTATTCATCCATTGCTACAGTCACCAAACAGCAAATTATATGCTTTTTCGATTTCAGAATCAGACATGGCCTTCCCTTTTTCTTCAATGCTGTGCAGAATTAGAGTCTTGTCGCTCTCCGCATCCGGCACGAAGCCAAGAATCACATCCAGCTTGTTGCGATTCTCGTCCTGTGCAAGATACTCTTTGATTTCGGACCACTGCGCATCACGCTGGTTCAGAGCGTCAACGTTCTGGACACAGAACGGGTACTCACTTTGCGGCATAGCACCGGAAAGGTATTTGGTATCGTCGCAATACATCTTGATAAGCCGGACAATGTAGTTCCTTTCCGCTTTGGTTCTTGCAGTCAGAATGTTGCTTGCGCTCTGGTACTTGTAGTTATCCCCAACAGCTTCCAACGACTCTGCAATCTGCCGGAAACTCAGCATTTCGTTTGTGGCCTTGTCATGCTGCGACACGGTGGAAGCATAGTATCCTTGTTCCGTTTCGTTTGCTTCTACCACGGCAGCGAGATTCGAGTCAATATGGATGAGCCGTTCACTGTTATCCCCTTGCGCACGAATTGTGTTGTTCACTTTCGCAATCCAACTGTCAGTTTCCGTAGCATCATCGCCCGCATAGAGGTAGGTTACAATATCCGGGTTAGTAGGGTTCGGAAGCTCCGCACAAGCCAAGGTCAGATTCCGTCCGTATTCTTTTGCCTGGAGATACATGTTCGGATAATCGTCTTGTATTGTCTGAGCGATTGCCTCAACCTCGGCCTCGTCTTTTTCAATGACAAGGCCGACAGTGGCTACCTGCTCTTCAATGTTGAGCTGCTTCAAAATATCCTCAAGGTCGAATACAATAGCTTCCTTGTTGGTTGTATAGAATCGGATTTTCATAGTTTTTTCCTCCTGACGACATTAAAAAAAGGCAGGCCCTCGATTGGAAGGTCTGCCAAAAGAACAGCTTGAGAATCGCAAAAAAAGGTCATTATGCGGCTTTGATTGCTGCGTTAATCACCGTATACGCAATATCCAGAAGCCGAAACGCAAGGACTCCAAAAGATAGTGCCACCAGCAAAAAGCAAAACACAAATTTTTGTTTGTTCTCACCCTGGAAATAGTACATTCCAAAGCAGGACGCGATGAGAACGCAGAGAAACACAACGACCCAGATAATATCAGCCATTGTCCTGATTTTGATTCTGCTGAGTCGGCGGGGTCTTGACTTCAGCAGGAGCATTCGGAGTCTGATACTGAACATTCTGGTTCGGCTCTTTGGGAGTTTCGGGGGCCTGGTACTGAACAGTACTGGGGTTGTTCTGCTGTTCGGCTTTCTTTTCCTCATATTTGGTCTTGAGCTGAGAATAGGAATAGCCATCCTGCGGGATACCGTGATACTCATAATGGCCGAAAGCAAGAATCATGTTGAACACCGGATTCAGAAGGCAAAGACCAATCGTGAAACCAATACCTTCACCGAACGCAACAGCTTTCTTGTAGTTGGTAATAGCACCGATGATGAGAGCAACAACCAGGAACAGATTGCCGAGCAGCGGGATGCCAGACAAAAGGCTCAGCAAGACCGGAATCAGAAACAACCAGCCGTTCCCCCAGTAAATGTTGAATTCGATGTAGTTGCTGTAGAACGGGACGATGGATGCCCAGCCAGGCTGCCCGGCTTTCTCGAAAATCTTCCAGTTTGCAACAATTTTGAGTACAAAATACGCCACTACCAAAAGAATCACCGTGTAGAGCATTCCGCCCAATAGATTAAGAGCGCTGTAAGAATTATACATTTTATATCCTCCTCTTTCGGCATATGAAGCCGGATTATTCCTTCACTAAGTTCTTTGCCTGTCGCTGCCGCTCTGCAAGTTCTTTGCCGCGTCTGACCAGTTCCGCATATTGCTCTTCGGTCAGCTTGCGAGGCGGCTTGATTTTGACCCATTTCTTGGGCATATCTGCCTCCATACACCAGCCCTCATCCCGCGTGATTTTAACAGCATCAGGGTACTCTTTGGCAAGCTCTTTTAGCTGTTCCATACGAGCTTTGTTGCAGGTGTAGTAGGATGCTTTCTTCTCTGCATCATTGAATGTGATGATGGTTTCGCGTTCCCAGGGTCCATCAGATGCCTGCGTGGCCACTTTTTTATCGGGCATGATTTTTCTCACCTCAATCGAATAAAATTGCCGACATAGCAGGCCCTTCGCAGATATACCCGCTCGCCTCGGCCCATTTCGGCGTCATGAGCTTGCCATTTGCTTTCACAAGCACCATCTTCCGAGCAGAGGTATTCAGGAATTCCGCCGGAGCCCAGTTATTTCGCACAACGACGATAGCATTATCGTCCGCGTTCTCAAGCATATGCTTCAGCTCTTTTACCGTCACCGTGTCACCTCCCGTTCAACACATCATCCAGTGCCTGCAAGAAAACTCTGGATTCCTCATTGATTCCGCCGCGACACAGAACTTTTGCAATATCATCAAATCCTACCAGGTACATGTTTTCTTCGCCCATGTACCCCTGCGGCCAGGGAACCGCGTAGTAGTTGTGTGGAACAGCACTGGTATCGTAACCCACTACAATATATTTCTGGTCTGCAACATTTTTCACCGTCAGGATAGTGCCAAGTGGCAAAGCATCCTTCATAGAATGAGCAGTTGCAGGCACGATTCTCTGAATTTTCAAAACAGCACCTCCCTAATTTCTATTTTAAGAGAGTCGCACATTTGTGCAACAAAACTAAAAAACAAAAAAGCGGTCGCTCCAAAAGGAACGACCGCAAAGATACGAGTCAGATATTATTCATGGGAATCAGCTTAAAGATAAATGACGGGAGCCGGAATGTTGGGCGTCGGCACAGCCAGTGAGCCAACCTGCATTTCATTGACACAGAGGTCAATGGGCGGGTTCCCGTTCTGATAATCCCATTTGGGGTATGACTGAGCCCTGATGGTGGTGTCGCCATCATCTACCTCGATGCCAAGAGCAGCGATATCGAATGGAATACCGAGCTTTTCCTTGATTTCTTCCGGGGTGAAAGTTAGGAGCTTACCGTGTTCGCCTTGGATGTAGAGTCTCATGGCTTACTTTTCCTCCTTTTTCTTGTCGGCGTTCAGAATCTTTTCCAGAACGTCGTTATAAAAATCGTCAAGGAACAGACCGGTTTCTTCATCCGCTTCCGGAGCAGTGAAAACACCGTCTCCTTCAGCTGAATCCTGTACAGCGTCGAAGACACCGATTGCGCCCCAAAGCTCATCGGCCAGATGGTCATAGCCGAGGTCCTTTACTTTTGCCGAGAGGTCAATCAGCAGCATTTTCTGCCGAAAGAACTTGTTCATATCCAAGCTAATGTAGGGTTTCGCTGCAACATTGTTTTTCTGAGACTTTACTTTGAAAATGCCCCAGTCAAAGTTGCTGTCTGCGCCGTACATATACCCGGACGCAAGGCAGAAACCGTCTGCTGCACTGTCCTCAACGTTGATACCGACTTCATAATCGCTGCCGGAATCCTCGTCAAGGTCAATCGCATAACCTGTTGCCTTTTCGTACTCTGCCTCAATGTCAGTTTTCATGGCTGTCAGTAGAGCGTTGAAATCGGTATTCTGGGAAAGCAAGTTCATGCTTTCGCCTTCCTGGTTTTTAATGAGAATGTACATAGTATTTACCTCCTAACAATCAAATTATGCTATCAGACAATTTGTCGATAGCTGTCGTGATGGCTTCGTTTTCCATCTGAGCAATACGCTCAGACAGATGAGACCAGTCGATGGCATCATAGACACGCTTGACAAACGCATCATAGGTGCCACCGGCCTTCATCATTTCAATTTCAGACTCATAGCAGCCGGACTCCTCAAGTATGAACTTGATATCGTCGGTTGGGTTGATTTGTATTGTTGCTTCGTACTCATTCATTTGGATTACGTCCTTTCTTTTATATTATACGCAAAAAGGCGAACCGCCCAAATGGGCAGTTCGCCTAAAGCGCATTGTTAAGTGTGCGAAGGGCAGGATGCCTTTTCGATATCTGTTATCTATCGTACATTTTTGATTATAGGCCGTTCGCATAAATCCGCAACAAAAAACCGCCACCCAAATGGGCAGCGGTAATGAAAAATTAAATTTCAGCGCAGAACATCGCGAGTTTCTGCCACAGCAAATAGGTGCTGTATCTCATGCGTACCTTTTCAGGAACACCAGTAACCAAACACCATTTGTGAGCAATGGCTTTGATGCGGGGAATCTGCCTCTGTTCGGCTTCGGTAAACGTCTTGCTGTATAGTCTGCGACGGCGTCCGGAATTCCAAAAGGCTCCTTCCATCGTTTCGCAAATCAGAGCGTACGCCAAATAGCTTTGGGCTTCTTCGTGAGTCAATGTAACCATCGTTTTCATGGCTGTTACCCTGCCTTTCTCTCATTGCGAGCCATATGCAGCGCATAATCAAGCGCGTCAGGGTCATCGGCCAAGAATTTCGTTTTCTGAAGTGTACCAAGCTTGGGATGCTTCAGAATCGTATAGTTGCCATTGTTCTGGACAAGGGAACCTTTATCATAGACAAGCTCGACCTTTTCGGCAGGTACTGCGTAACGGCGAATGCGGTCACATTCATCCGCATAGTTGATGGGAGTGATATAGCCAACTGGCTTTTGTCCTTCCATCCCTGTCACAGTGACCAGAAAAGCCTTAATGGTCCGGGCTTCTTCCTCTTCCTGCTCATCATAGTATTTGAACGTGATGAACATGGGAGTATCTTTCTTGTACGCATCTTCCTCAGGGCAGAGATACGTTCCACAAGAGCGGCAGAACCAGAGCATCGATACGGGCTTTCCAGTTTCCTGTGCTTCTTTTGCATAGCGCTTAAAAATCTTTATGTCCAGCTTGAAATCCTCGGTGTAATGCTCAACCGTGCTTTTCACGATGAGTTTCAGAAAATTACAGATGGAAATAGCGGTCATAGTCATATTGGAAGTCATAATAAAATCTCCTTTTTAGTCAACCATAACTTTAGAAATATTCATGTCATAGCGGTTGAATTTAGAAATATAGTCAAAAATGGTATTTACTTGAGCTTTTGTTGCGGTTTTGGTCTCATCCATATCGAGGAATGTATTGCCCATCGAAGGATTACGAATGGCAATCCAACCGCGTTTATATAGGAAATCGAGACCCTTGCCGCTCCAGTCATACGCCATATTGAGAACTTCATGGTCAGAAAGACCAAACGTTTCTCGATTGCGCATGATGATGCGGCCAGCCAGGGCAGCGTGCTCGCCAAACTCGCAGGCATACCAGGTGCCATCGGGAGCAATCAGACCATATTCGGTCAGCTGATGCTGAATGGGTCTATCACTGATATAGCTGTTGTACAGTCGCTGACGGCGTTCAACGGATGTGCCTTTCATGTTTGCTTCAATCCAAGAGGCAAGCTTGGTCCAAAAATCGGTTTTGTAGAATTCCGGGTTGGATTCCTGCTCAGGAAGCGGTTCGCCATTGAATTCTGCAACAAGGTCTGGGTGGGTAAAAAGCCATGCACCGTTGTTGAATGCATCAGAATAACCCGTTTTCCCATAGAGGAAGCACTTGATACCGTCATAGCTGCAATCGATATAATGATGTTTTGCATTGGTGCAGAGCGTTTCATAGCTATCAGTCATAGCAAAGCGGTCAACATAATTGAGCGGATGTGCAATCATATCCTCACGAATTTGATTGACCAGCATCCTTTGTTGAAGCTCCTCAACCTTCTGCCCGAGGGAACGAACATGAACATTGTCATCGACAAGTTCAAACTCATTGACACCAACAAGTTTTTTCCGGCCTTCGATAATGTCCTGGCAAACATGCCTTTTTTCTTCCTCGTTGCCACCCATCATGCAGGAGAGCAGCAGCTCCTCACACTTTTTATACGGCTTGTCCATCTTCCAGAACCAGTCACGTGCAATGGCGGTGAGGAACTCACCATCCATACTGAAATGTAGTTGTTCACCCATGTTGGGTAACCTCCCCAATTGTTATGTGTTGTTCTCGACAAAGTCTTCGCATTCCTCGCTGGTCAAAACCACGCCAAAATAGGCAACACGCTTGACGGTGGTTTCCCACACGCGAACGGTGCGTGCCATTGGCTGAACGACCCAGGAATGACAGCGCCAGAGCCCGTCTTCGGAAAGAGCATAGCCCGTTGCAATAAAGCACCGGTCTTTGTTTTTATACCAAAGCCGTGCAGAATTGTAATGGCACTGGCAATCCTGGCCTTTCCTCATATAGCTGCTGCCATAAAAGAATTGGCCGCGTTTGAGGATTTTTGGGGCGTCTTCGTCGAATTCCGTCATGCAGACTTCATCCCCGCCAAATGTGAGGATTTTGTCATGCAGCTTCTTCATAGCATCGAGCGTTTGAGTATCGAAACCAGAAGAGGTGTTGTAAATCTGGCTTTTGGTAAGCCGCATTTTCCAATCCTCGTTCATTGGGTTCCAATGAATTGGTGCGGACATCTGGTCAGGGGTCGTAATAGGTTTCAGACTGTTCCAGCCTTTCGCGCTCATTCCAACCCCTCCTCACGAGAACGCAAGCAACTCAGAATCTTTGAGTGCAGTTGATAGCGATTATCGCCGCTTGGCACGGAGTTACCGAGGTTTTTGGATACGAGAAGTTCGTCGAACGCCTTCAAAATTTTAGAAGTAATGACCGGCTTTCCCTGCGCACTCATGTGACTCAGCCAGAACTCGACATCCTCAACGAGATGCCAATATTCCATGCCGTACAGCATCGCGCCGCTTTCATTGTCTTTCCGTTCCCGCTCCTCATCTGCATCATCGCAAACGATGCAAATACCGTTTTCGTCGAGATAGTTCTCGAAGACGTCGCAGATATCGAAGGCAACAGAACGGATATCGGAATTTACCTTCACCTCAGGTTCATGCTGGACGGCTTCAACTTTGTACTCGATACTGTTGTGACGAAGTGACTCTTCGATACCATCAAAAACGATGTCCGCGTAGTCTTTATCATCCCGACACGCTTCGAAAATGTTTTTGATGGATTCGATTGCCTCTTTGGAATCGGAGCTTCCCTCAACAGAGAACTCCAAAGGAACTAAGGCAACAACTTTGTATTTATTCTTCATGATTTTTTCTCCTTAGTTTAACAGGATGCCGCAGCATTTGTTCAAGGCAAGTACGCTTGCAGCGAGAACAGCAACCTTCTCAAAGGTAATGCTCTCCGCAATTGCACAGCCACTCATAACAATGAGCAGAACAGCTGCCACAGCAGATACTATTACTATCTGACTCTTGATGCCGGTTTTCATGAGCTTTTTCTCTTTCTGTTTATGCCCTTATCGGAGCATATCAATGATTTTTCCAACCAACTCATCATTGGTCACGAACTGATTACGTCCTTTTGCACCGAGCGATACAGAGGAGTAATCTTTCATACTGGCGGCATAGCGAACCAGGTTCTTGTCAGACAAGGGCTGATAGCAACTCTTTTCGGTGCTGACGTAAACGCACTTATTGTTGAGAACGTTCTGAATGTGGCCTGAGCAGCCAACACGCTTACCGTTGATGATGATGTTGTGTAGGTTATGGGTTAGCATAAGGTCTTTGCTTTCGGTTTCTTTTACCTTTAACTGGTTCAAGAGTTTTCGGGACAGATAAACGGTTGTTTTCATTGTGATTTCCTCCTAATTCAAATGAAGTATTTGTAAGCGGCAGTTAAGCGTTTGCGGTACAGGTCTAACGTGGTCAGCCCTCCTGCATAGACTTTGCGGGAAGAGATTATCACGTTGGTTCCTGCTTCCATATGGGAGAAGAACATCGAAAGGCAATCTTCCAGGCTGTCGCTTGTAGTAAGAGTTTCGTACACCGGATATGAGTATTTGGCGGCCTTGCTGTATGTGCTATTGAGCTCATACACGAAGAACATCACCTGTCCCGTAACGGTGTTGGTGTCATAGCCATTGCCATAACACCAGTTGAAAAGGTCTGTCTTTCGGCTATAAGTCCATTGCAGGAGTCCATAGCCGCCATCCGAAGGGTTTTCGGCCGAGGCTTTAAGACCGCTTTCCATCGACATGCAGCCCATCACTGCGGCAGTACCGGCCTTTGAAAGGCCAGCGGACCGCAGAGCTGTGTAGATTTCAAGCTCATTGTCGTTGAGATTATCTGGGATTGTCTCGGGTTTCGGTTCAGCTTCTTCGATGGCTGCTTCTGCGGTCTCAATCCGTGGTTCCGGTTCTGCAGCATCGGAAGATTCGACCTCAGCAGTTGTAATTTCCTCCTGTGCTTCTTCGGAAGTTTCCGTTATCGGGAACGCTTTATCGAGCTCATTCACCGTTTCAATGGGAGTGGAAAAAGCGATAGGTTCGGTTTTGGGAGCTATGTTTTCCTCTGCGTGTGCAGGAACAGAAAGCATAAAACCCATGCAGGCGATGATGGTAAAAATACACATCACCGCGACGACAACCAGGACATGCTTGTTCCGAAAAATGCTGTTATTATTCTTTTCGACTTTCATTTTGTGACTCCTTTTTTGTGTCTTTTCCTTGTAGCGGAAGATTGTGATTTGAGATTTGTGGTTTGTTTTTAATTCCTCCTTTTTCTGTAAACAAAAAAGGCAGGCCCATCATGAAGATGAGTCTGCCTTGAATGAGAACAGAATTATGAATTGTACGAGCACGCGGCGTGCCAAGTAGATGTTATCTGTCGTACAACTTTAATACTATGGAATTCGCAAGGATGTGCAAGAGCTTTTGATGTGCTTCTTTTTCAGGCTTCGTTAAGCCATTTCTGAGTGATATCCATGATTTGATTCTGAAATTCCGGGTCCGGCAAGGTTTTGCTGTCTGCCCAAATTGAGTTACGGACGATTGGGTAATTGTATACAACGCCGTCAACGATATAGGGCCAAAGCACCACTTCGCCGCCCACAAGCCAAAGTTTCTGGATTTTGACGGGTTTCTCGTATCTTGTGAGCCAGCATTCACTGGTCACGACAGAATCCGCCACATATTTCTGTGTTTCTTCCTCGGTCAAGAGATTCGGGTCTTCGTCCTTGATGTTGTACATTCGGACAATGAACGGTAACGGCATGTCCTTGGAGCATTTTTTGTTCTGACGCAGTTCAGCGAGCAGGAACTTGGAGACAAAATGCGCAATGCCGATGCTGGTCAGGCAGTCGTCAAGGGTATGCCCAAGACAAATTCTTGGGATTTCCTGGTCCTCCCCTTTCATCCGATTCGTTGGTATCTGCGGAACGACATCGTCCGGCAGGCATCCGGTGTCTGCCATGATATGATAAAGAATCATTGATGTTTCCTCCTGAATTGACACACTCCCACGATTAAAATCGTGGGATTCTACTTCAGCGAGGCCGCTGGCTGTCCCAGTCTTACGCCTCTCGGTAACGGCGTGGTGCCCCACCCGCAGGAGCATTTTTACGCAGGGTAGCCCATTTGGACTAATCCCATGCGGCATATATTGATAGCTGCATTGACATCTCTTTCATGGTGTGTGCCGCAAGATGGGCAATCCCACTGCCGCTGCTTGAGTGTGAGTTTTGGGTAGATGTACCCACAGCGACTGCAGCACTTGCTGGATGGAGCGAAACGGTCAATTTTCACGACCTCCGTGCCACAGTTGGATGCCGCCCACTCGAGAATTTGAACAAACTCACCGAACGCAATATCGTTGATTTTGCGTCCCCAGAGTTTTTGCATTCCCGCAAGATTTAAGTCTTCAATACAGATAATGGCATAATCTCCAATCAGCTGATAGGCAGTCTTGAAGAACCAGTCGGTGCGTTGATTACACATCTTTCGATAGATGCGGTTTAACTCCTTGATAGCTTTCTTGCGGTTATTACTGCCTGCCTTGCAGCGTGAAATGTGACGTTGTATGGTCTTCAGCTCTTTCAGGGAGGCTTTATACCATTCAGGGGAATCTATCACGCTGCCGTCATCCAGGTTGAGGAAATGCTTTAAGCCGAAATCCATCCCGACAGCTTTACCTGCTCGTGGAAGGACTTCATTGCATTCTTCCTGCGTGACGGCAAAAATATAGATGTCGCCCAAATTGTCGCGCTTGACGGTTAAGGTTTTCACTTTACCTTTCAATGGCCGAGAATCAAAATACCGATACCTTTTGCCATTGATGGTAATGCAGCCTTTTCCTTCAAACTTGTAGCCTGCCTGCTTGAGTGTAAAACTTTTGTACAGTTCACGCTTCTTGAATTTTGGCAGAGACTTCTTGGTAGGATGCGCCTTTTTCTTATTATCAAAATAGGCTTTATAGGCGCGGTCAACGCGCTCCACCACGTCCTGAATAGCTTGGCTGCCAAGATTATGCCAGTGAGCCCACTTGCGGCGCTTGCAGATTTTAGCAATGTACTTTTTCAAATCATTGGCTTTAAGCGTTTTGCCATAGACCAAATAGTACATACGCCGCATAGCAATGCAAAAATTCCAAATCTCGGAGGCAAGTTCAATCTGGCGCACCAGGTATCTGTTCTTTTTACTGTTGTACAGCTTATACTTGTAAGTTTTAACAACCAGACGCATAGATAGCAGCCTCCTTTCAGTTGGACTCTACTATCCATGGTACGCAATTCGCAAGCATAGGCAAACAAAAAAGCTGCCTATCCAAAGATAGACAGCAGCTATTTATTTTACTTGACGCCTTTCATCCCACGGCTGAAGTCGTGGGTTTTCCCGGCTGGTTTTTATAAAAAAAATAGCAGGCCCTCAAGAATCGAGAGTCTGCGTTGTTCGCACGATGAATCATTCATTCGAGTGTGTTTTTATCGTGTAGTTGATATTTTGTTTGGCTTGTACACGTAGCAAGCCCAAACAGACATCGTTCAGAACGTCTTGTTATCAGGAATCCGCAGATACATCCAGGACTGTGGTGCTCGCTTAACGCCGAGCTCTCGCAGCGACATATCCATAGATTGGACATCAGAAACGTTCCAGCAATAAAGAGTGCCGGACTTATTGCCGTATGCAATCAGCTCATTTGCGGTAAGGCAGCTGTCCTTCACGAATTGAGCGGTCTTTTCGGTCACTTCCGTGCCAATAGCATATGCCGGAAGCTCACGCAGGCAATCGAGTGTATTGATGTCACGGCAAACAAATGCGGCAGTCACTTTTCCAGCACCACCATCAGCTTTTGTCTCGTAGCAAAACACCACAAAAGGATAGCTGATTTCCCACGGCATAGTTTTTCGGACCTCAATGGTCTTTTCTCCGCTCAGAATCTTTTCAAGCCATTGCTTTTTGATGCTGAGAAGCACCGCTTTGCTTGAATTGGTTTCGAGAGCATTATTGATATTTGGATTAAGCATTGTCATGCTCCTTTCACGTTTCTTACAATAGCCGCATCGGCTTCGTTTTTGCTGTTGGTAAGAACCAAGGCCGGTTCAATCCAACGGACCCCGAGTCTTGTGCGGCCTTCCCCGACCCAGTAATGATGCCAGTGAGCGCGGCGCACATAAGGGCGAACGCTGTGACTGCTGCCACAATGGGAAAAGCTTTCGGCACAGGTTGCATTAGCAGAACGCATTTGCTGCTCAAAGCTTTTCCCGATAACGTAACCGACATCAAAAACAAAAATAGCGGCAGAACAGCAATGCTGCCCTACCGCATGAGTAATGGGTTGTGATTCATTTGTTTTTTTGGGAACGTTACCATTTATGGAACGGGTTCAAAAGTCCGGGACGGTATTCGTTATCGACATACATCTTGATGTCGTTATCGTCCAGGGCATCCAAAATGTTCATCCAGCATTCCGCTTCGACGCGCATTTCACCGTCCATTTTCAAGGCCCTGTCGCACTGAACTAAGTCTGCTCGAAAAGAGTTCACATAGAAGCAATCTTTTGCGGCAGCTGCGAACCTGGTGAAGCTGTTTTTGGTATTCGTCATGGTATTCATCCTTTCTAAAATAATTTTGTTTCTAATCAATACATACAAAAAAAGAAGCAGGCCCTCAAAAGAGAGTCTGCTTACAAGCATGACAGATTGTTAATGTTCAGTTAGGAGGTAAGTGATGGTATCTGTTATGCAATTATTATTTTAGGCGGTTCGCACATTCGTGCAAGTGGCTTTTTTAGCTTCGTCTGTTTTGTGGTGTGGCGCTGGTCCAACCTTTGGGCTTGGTTTTTTCAGAATCGTCACCTTTGAACATTTCGGATACTTTGCTGCCATCATCTTCAGCGTGGGCGATGTATTCAGCGGCAAGAATCTCATACTGGGCGCGGGTAATCCCGGTTTGTTCTGTAAAATTTATGAATTCATGTTCAAACGCCAGGCTGAGTGTTATCAGAACCCGATTAGCCAGTTCTTGCCGGAATTCATCAACGGTGCCATCAAATTTTATTGTGCGGTCGTCATCATCATCTGTGAAATCATCGGCCGCAGTATTGACGGCATCGCTAAAAAATGTAGTCATATCGTATGCCATATCGGAAGGGCTGATGTTAGGGCTACCATTCGCGTCTTTTTCGTTCAGTTTAACCTGGAGTAGCCCTTGTATGATGCTGTAGCGCATCAGAAGCACTGACATTGTTGATGTTGGCTCGAAATTTTCAATTTCTTTTTCAAGAATTTTCTGCTTGTTTGCGATTACTTTGTAGTTTGCTTTCATATGAATCTCCTTTAAGTGCCCATGACGCGTCTTACTGTTGCAATTTTTATCTCACGTTTCCCTTCCGGCAGCACAAAAGTTGGCTCAATCCAGCGGACTTCTAAGCGAGTTCGACCTTCTCCAACCCAGTAGTGGTGCCAATGAGCACGGCGGACATGTGGTCTGACCGTACGGCCTGTGCCAGTTGCTGTGGATTTCTGATATTCTGCACCGGAAACCAGCTGCATTTCAAAGCTCTTGCCGATTACAAAGCCCACATTGTAAGTTTTGACATTTACTTTTTTAGGAGTAGCACCGGGTTTGGAAACAAGGACGGGCCGCTTCTCTTTCGGGATTTTTACCTCTTTGATTTCTGCGTTTTTTGATGCAAGATAATAAGCGGCAGAGACCGCGATACGAAGATACGGCTCAATACCGGCGTTGAATTCTCGCTGCTTTTGCAGCTCTTCCTCGCTGAGAACGGCACCTGGTACGTTTGAAACCGTGGCGTCATTGACAGTTGCAGAATCAGTTCCGTTCTGAAATGCCTGCTCGCGAGCATCATTGTTGCGCCGATAAGATTCAATCAGCTTTTTGCCGTTGAGACACCACTGCATGCACTGGCAAAGTTCGATGTTATCGACATTCGGGTTCGCCTTAAAAGGAACAATCAGGAAGAGCGTATCCACATCATTTGGCCCGTGGGAAGCATCGAATTCAATGTGTACGAACATCGCATCATGATGAGAGCCAGTGGGCAGATTCATGACAAAATCTCTGTATGGCAACCGCATCATAATGTCAGAATAAATAGGTGCGTCCTCAGTCTCAGCCAATGTTCTGAGAAACTCCGGCGCAAAATTATATACGGTTTTTGCTGCACGCCAATAGTTTGCAACGTATGCCATCGAGAACTGTGCGGCAAGCTCTCCATCCATCGCATTGGCAGCAATTTGACCATTTTGGATAAGGCGGTGCCCAAGCGGAATAAATTCACTTACATAGTAGTCATAGCCTTTATCCAGCAGCTTGTTGGCCCCAGAATTCGCAAGAAATTGACTGCTCTGCTCGGCATACCAGAGAGCACTGTTCACAATGATATTATCCACAATGCCACCTCACTGCCAGCATAATTTTATTGTTCCGTCAACAAAGAGAATCTGGCTGTACTCCTCGCCGTCAAGGACAATGCAGCGGTCCTCTCCGTGTTTGTGAGCGCCGGTACAATACACAGTTTTGTTATTGATAGCCGGGATGGACGGTGCCTTTGCCAAAACCAGCTGACCGCGCATTGCGCAGATATCTAAGAAAGAAATGATGTGGTCGCCCACCCCGGAAAACCTCCAATCTTGTTCACAGTGCTTTGATTTGGAAAGAACCATCGACATGCGGCAGCGGCTCTTTTGTCACTTTCAGAACGGAGCTATCTCGTTTCTCTGTCGCATATCGAATGGTTTTAAGAATCTCGTATGCCAGTTTGCTGTTGTAGGCAAGTCCTGAATTTGAAATACCAAAGTTCCCATTCCAACCAAGCCTTATCTTTTTGAGCTGTGGAATCAGAAGGTCACGGGCTTCGAGGACCCCCACCCCATTCCAGCGTGCATCATGATACGCCTGGAAGTGCTGCTCATCGTTACCAGAAATATCGAGGGCTTCATAAATGACGCCAAATTGCCCCATCAAAATACGTGAGTATGTATCCAGTGCATCAGCAACTACTTTCCAGGAAAGAGTATCCAAGCCAATGCTGTACTTATACGGAGCATCCTTTTCCGGCAGTTCTCGTGCATGATGCAGTATATCTTCCAGAATGTCGCTGCACTTGTTAGATAAACTTTTGACAGGTGCCGTTACGTTCACAGCTGTCAGAGCAGCGCAAGCACTTGCAATGTCTGCTTCGCTTGCTCCATAAGCCTCTCCAACCTCTTTGCAGATAGAGGAAAAATCGTTGCTATAAAACGCTATCATGATGGCAAGAGCGTGCAGGATGAAAGAGTACTGCTTGCTCGTGAAATCAATGTACATACGGTAAAAATCCTTTCATTTTCTACACTTTAATTATACCGCGGTTCGCAATTTCTCACAACGGAAAGCGCTAAATGGTAACAGTTTATACATATTTTTACAAGCAAAAAAGCCGCCTCCTTATGGAGGCGGCTGGACCCTTATTTTACAGCTTTTCTGATTTCGAGCTCGTGCTCATAGCAGCTTTTGCAAATCAGATAGCCAATGCCAATATCGTTTTGGATGGCCGCAGACGTATATGCGTTGTGCTCGTTGATGGTACGTCCGCACGCAGCACAATTGAGCTCTTCGTTGGCATGAACCATGATGTCGCAATGCCCGTTCTGAGGTGGGGTGTACGGCGTATATTGCTTCTTGATGAAATCGTATTTCTGCATTTTATGGCACTCCATTATTCATTGTTTTCTTTCGCTATTATATCACAAATTGTGGTGCTAAACAAGAAAGCAGTCCCCCATAAATTTACGAACAATCGCTGACTTTGGAGATTGTGACGTTTGCTGAAGGATTTGTACCTTTGAGCAGTATCCTGCCGTTAGATTTACCAAACGAAGGCCGGGAAAGCCCACGATTTCAATCGTGGGAGGTGTCAAGGACTGATTCCGTGAACGTCCTCACCAAAGCCTTGCAGCTATAGATGAAACATTCTGCTTTCAAACTTTGGTAGGAATCCAATCCACAATTTGCGGAACAAAGTCGGCTTATCGGAATATTGCATCGGAATAATATCAAGGTATTTTCGATATCGTTCCGAACGGATGAATCAGTGGCAAATGAAGGCACTTTTGCTTCCTGGACAATTTTGTTGCTTTGCTGTATGATTAAAGTACAACAATTAGGGCAATACAAAAATCGATAACGGCGAGGTACTGACAAATGGACGCGACAATGCAGACGGTTCTCCGGCTCCACGAGCAAGGTATACCTAGAAGAACCATTGCCAAACGTGCAGGCATCTCATTGCAGAAAGTGCGCAAAATACTGATTACGGCCGGGGCCTGGTCAGATGAAACATCAGAAAAAATCGGGAAGCTGCGTGCGAACGGTATGTCAGTTCCTGAAATTGCAGAAGAATTGGGTGTAAAAACCAATACTGTTTGGAGCTATTTGCCATACAGCAAAGGCATGTATAATCAAGAATATCCGACCATTAACGCCATTCGAGTCCGAAATTCGAAGCGAAAAGCAAAAGAAAAAGCCCTCACCTGCACGGATACCGCACAGAATGAGGGCAGTGGCGCTTGCTGAAGGATTCGAACCTTCGGACAGTCTCCCATCGTCGGTTTTCTGGACCGATTTCATCAACCACTCGAACAAGCAAGCAGATGGCGCAGAGGGTGAGATTCGAACTCACATGCCGCGATTTCCGCGACGGCAGCTTAGCAAGCTGCTGCCCTACCGTTAGGCGACCTCTGCATAATGCACCTTTTAACGTAGGTGCGACGTAGTGACCCCTGGCAGACTCGAACTGCCGACTCCAGCTTGAGAGGCTGGCGACTTGGACCAACTTGTCGAAGGGGCCTTATGGTGTGCCGGGCTGGATTCGAACCAGCGAACCGAAACGGAGCGGTTTTACAGACCGCCTGCTTTAACCTCTTGCATACCGACACATATGGTGCTCCCGGCTGGAATCGAACCAGCGACACGCGGTTCTTCAGACCGCTACTCTACCAACTGAGCTACAGAAGCATGGTGACCCGTGTGGGTTTCGAACCCACAATAACCTCCGCCGTGAAAGGGCGGCAACTTTACCAATTCGTCCAACGGGCCATATATAGCCGCAATCCTGCGGCGAGGGTTTATGCGATGACAAGGATGTCATCTATCTTGGTATCCAGCATCGCTGCCAATATCACAAGGTTGTCGATGGTGGGAAGCGCGGTTCCGGCTTGCCATTTAGCAACCGCCTGCGGAGACACACCGAGCATGTCTGCCACATCCTTCACCTTTATGCCTGCTGCCTTTCGCAGGGCCTTGATATTGGCACCTGTCTGCTGGATATCAATAGTAGGAACGTTCATTTTTCTTGCTGCCTTTCTGTATTGCAGGCAACAAAAAAGCTGCCTGCCGAAATCTCGACAAGCAGCTATGACATGCAGTTATCGCTTAGAAGACGCACCGCATCTGTACATGGTCTGTTTTTGCCTGTCGAGGAGTATGAGAAATAAAACTGCGTTCAAAGGACATGAACTCAGAATATTCGTAACTATACTCATACGACATGACATTAACAGTGTTGCACAGCATTTTGGGGTATCTCCTTTCGTTTCGTTCTGATATTATTATACCATGTTTTCGCAAGTTCGCAATCAACTTGTGGTTTAGTTTTTTGGTCTGTATACTCTCCAAAACAAAAAGCCGCCTCTTATGTGAGGACGGCTTTTCTTATTGTGGCAGGGGTAACACGACTCGAACATGCAACAAGCGGTTTTGGAGACCGCTGCTCTACCACTTGAGCTACACCCCTATATAGATACTCCAGCTGGGAGTCGAACCCAGAGTAAAACGGGACTTAAAGCCGCCGCGTTTGCCAGTTTCGCCACTGGAGCATATGGCGGGTTGTACAGGGTTTGAACCTGCGGCCCACGGATTAACGGTCCGTTGCTCTACCAGCTGAGCTAACAACCCATAAATGGCAGTTGTTGTACTGCCGGACATGGTACTCCCCGAGGGATTCGAACCCTCAAAACGGTGCGGTTTGAGCGCACTGTGTCTGCCAATTTCACCAGAGGAGCTTATGGCGGGCGTAGCAGGATTTGAACCTGCGACAAACGGATTAACGGTCCGCCGCTCTGCCTACTGAGCTATACACCCACAAAAGTGGCAGATAATACTCTGCCGGGCATGGTGCGCTCGCGGGAAATCGAATCCCGAACACCCCGATTAAAAGAATCTAAGGTGCATCATTCGTCAAATTTCAAAAGTTCGAAGAGGCG